GGTCATGTACGTCCCCGATGACTTGGAAGCGATTGGACTCACGCACGAGGATGTTGTAAAGATGGTTGAGGAGAAGAACACTTGAAATGCCCAACCTGTATCGCATGGACGACAGTCGAGCAGACAAAGAACTTGGGCGGCTTTGTAGAGCGCAGACGCAGATGCGCTAACGACCACACATTCACAACCGAAGAGCGGGTAATCCCCGACAAGAAGCGCGGACGCCCAAAGAAAACCAAGGAGAAAGTAGATGACAATAGCCACCCTGTCCCGTTATGACCCCATCAAAGGATGTTTTGTTTTGAAAGATTTAAACCCCAAGCCCCCCGCCAATGCGTTCGAGTGGAAGCGCTATGTTGTAGAAGAAGCAAGCAGGCGCGGCGACAAGCCCGTCACACAGGACATGACTTACAAACGCAGCACAATGTCAACCAAGACTGTTGAGAGAGTGCGTGAGACTAACCCGAACTACGGCACCGTGCCGTTCACCACCAAGACAGAAGCCCTGATCGCGCTGAAGCCCAAGCAGTTCACCATTTACAGCAAAGCACAACGAGCTAAAGGAGTAGCCCAATGAAAGCAGACGAAGTACAGGTCAGTGGTAGCCACTACAAGGACATGCCCATCCAGCCGTGGGCGCTGATGGAAGCGGTGCTTACCCCAGAGGAGTTCCAAGGATTTCTCAAGGGCAACATCATCAAGTACGCCATGCGTGCTGGCCGTAAGGACGGCAGCGATGACGCAGGCAAGGCCAAGCACTATATGCAAAAACTCAAAGAAGTGATCTGATGGCACAAACCCCCGAAGGCAAAGTCAAGGCAGCAGTGCGTAAGCTGCTGGTTGAGTTCGGTATCTATTACTTCTCGCCTGCGGCCAATGGCTACGGGCGTGCGGGGATACCGGACATCATCTGCTGCTTCGGGGGGCGCTTCATTGCCATCGAGTGCAAGGCAGGTAAGGGAGTCACCACGGCCCTGCAAGACAGGGAGCTAGCCGCCATCCGCACAGCAGGGGGCATGACGATGGTGGTCAACGAAACAAACATACAGGAACTAAGGGAGAAGCTGCAATGGATGAGATGACACGAGAAGAAATTGACAGAGCAATCGGGGAGCTGGACGAAGCCGAGCGGGAATACCTCAAGCTCCTCATCAGCCGCATAGTGCGCTGCTTTGTAGATGACGACCACGAGGCGGTGCTGCTGTTCGGCAGGGACAACACCAACCAGATCGCAATGTGTACCGTTAACTGTGACGAGATACCCGCTGCCAACATGATTAACTACGCACACAACCTGACGTCGTTCATGGCCACAGTAGGCGCACCACCCAAGGAGAAATTTAATTGAGCGCCCCCTACGACCAGATAGTAAGCATTGACTTTGAGACAGTGTGGGACCGCAAGACCGGCTACTCACTGTCCATGATGACAACCGAGGAGTACATACGCCATGAGAGATTCCACGCGTTCGGAGCTTGCGTCCATGTATACGGAAGCGATGAGCCAATTGAGTGGGTACGAGGACGAGACCTATCTGAGTACCTTCAGCAGTACGACTGGGGACGAACCGCCATCCTTGCTCATAACGCACAGTTCGACGTATCCATCCTTGGATGGGAGTACGACACCCACCCCTGTTTCATCTTCGATACCCTGTCAATGGCGCGAGCTTTGCGTGGCGTTGAGGTTGGCAACAGTCTCGCCCGACTTGCAGCAGCTTTTGGTCTTCCCGCCAAAGGGACCGCCGTATACAGTACCGATGGTCTGGCCGAGCTGGACGCGAACATGGAACATGAACTTGCAGAGTATTGCAAACACGACGTATATCTATGCGAACAAATCTTCCAACGGCTATCACGAGGCTACCCAGCGAAGGAACTTAGGCTTATAGACATGACGCTCAAGATGTACACGAACCCGGTGCTACAACTTGACAGCGCCATGCTGGTTGACGCACTACATGAAGAAAAGGAAAAACGTGAAGCACTACTACATCGGCTCGGCGTGGACGAGGCTGTACTGGCATCGAACCCTAAATTTGCAGAAGCACTGGAAGCGCTCGGCATACCGCCGCCGCGCAAAATCAGTAAGACAACCGGCAAGAGCACGCTTGCTCTCGCTAAAAATGACGCTATGTTCCAAGCCCTCCTCAACGGAGCCAATGAAGACGTGGCGCATCTATGCGAAGCGAGACTGGCGGTCAAATCAACTACTGAACGTACGCGTGCTCAGCGGTTCCTCGACATCAGCAAGCGCGGAGCGCTGCCGGTCCCGCTCAGCTATTACGGGGCCAGCACGGGTAGGTGGACGGCCAGCAAAGGCAGCGCCATCAATATGCAGAACCTCAAACGAGGCTCGTTCCTACGCAAAGCAATTATGGCTCCCGAGGGGCACCAGCTCGTCGTGGGGGACTTATCGCAGATTGAACCGCGAGTCCTCGCGTGGCTTTCGGATTACGGGAATATGCTCGACATCTTCAGCGCAGGGGGTGACCCTTATGCCGCTTTCGGCTCCCAGATGTTTAACATTCCCGGGCTTACCAAGGAGTCGCATCCAGACCTTCGTCAGTCTGCTAAATCGGCCCTACTCGGGTGCGGCTATGGTCTTGGCTGGGCATCGTTTGCGGCTCAGCTACTCGTCGGTTTCCTTGGGGCACCGCCGGTCAGGTACACCAAGGAGTTCGCCAAGACGCTTGGAGTGACTGCCGAGACCGCCGAGAAGTTCTTGGACTGGGATGACAACCTCAAGAAGCTCGAAGAGATACCGCACATCTGCACCATGACGGAGTTGGTCATCCACTGTCTCGCGGCCAAGGCCATCATCGACAAGTACCGCCTGACTGCCGAGCCTGTGGTGGCGCTGTGGAACATGTTCGGGCACCTGATCCAGTACAGCCTGTACGAAGGCAAGGAGTACACCCACAAGTGCGTGACCTTCAAGAAGGGGGAGATCGTGCTGCCCTCTGGCATGAGCCTGCTATATCCTGACCTGAAACCGGGGAAAGATGAAAAAGGCAGGTTGCAGTGGACATACGGCGCAGATGAGACTAAACTGTATGCAGGAAAAATAACCAACAATGTCACGCAGGGCGTAGCGAGATGCGTGATGACTGATGGGATGCTGAGAACCGCGAAGAGGTACTTCGTGGCTGGAACCGTGCATGACGAGCAGATTGCTGTTGTGCCTGATGAGGACGTTGCTGACGCTAAAACATGGGTTTTGGCGCAGATGACTATGGAGCCGAAGTACATGCCGGGCATACCACTGGCCGCTGACGGAGGCGCACACAAGCGTTATGGCTTGGCGAAGAATTAAAGGAGAAGCAGATGAAGAGACCGTACCACAAGCAAGATAAGGACGAGGTGTTTGAAACCATAATTCGTTGGAGCCTAAACGAGTACGACGATGACGAAGCCGAAGTCGATATTGGAGACGCAATGCACGTTTACTTTGACAAAGCAGGGCCGAGACATTGGTGTGAAGTGCGAGATGAAGCGCGACTTTTTGCGGCGCGTTTATATGAACCCGAGGATTTTGAAGAGGGCTCCCCGATTGACAGCCTTCTGACGGCTACGGCTGCACAAGCGGCGGACGGTGTTTGGCAAACGGTTGCCGAAGCGTTCGGGCTGAACAAAGAATACGTCGAGCTTGTGATGGCACACTGGCACGAAAGAGAACAAGGTGAGCCGATTCCAGAGCCCGCCATTTCGTGGGAGGAGTTTATGCGCCGCTACGAAACCGAGAAAGCCGAGTGGGAGGCCGACGCAGCCACCTTTGCTAAGGGTGGGTTGGATGCGCTATTCAAAGAATTCTTAGAAAGCAAGGAGAAGTAATGGCAGTAATCAAAGCACCCATACCGCGCAAGGTGCGCGTGGGTAACAAGCAGTATTCAATCGAGATCGTGGAGGCCATGCTTGAGAAGAGAGTCATGGGACGCATCAGCTACACGGCGCAGACAATCAAGCTGGGCAGGCGCAGTAATGTGACGCACAAACCATTCGCACCGACGCAAGTACAGGAGTCGTTCTGGCACGAAGTAACCCACGCAATCCTGCACGACATGGGGCGTGACACGCTGAACCGAGACGAGAAGTTTGTTACCGAGTTTGCACACCGGCTTACCAAGGCCATTAACTCAGCGAGATTTTGAATGACCAAACCAGTAACGTGGAGCCACAGCTCCCTCAAGGACTACGAGGGCTGCGCCCGCCGCTACCACGAAGTCAAGATTCTCAAGAAGTACCCGTTCGTTGAGACTGAGGCAACGCGCTACGGAACGATACTGCACAAGGCCGCAGAAGAGTACGTGGCTGACGGCACGCCCATCCCCCCTGAGTTCGAGTACGTCAAGGACACGCTCGATGCGCTGCTCGCCAAGCCCGGGCGCAAGATAGCCGAGCTTCAGATGGCGCTGACTCAGGACTTGCGGGTGTGCGATTGGAAGTCCAAAGACGCATGGGCGCGGGGTATTGCCGACTTGCTCATCATCGACGACGAGAACATGACAGCGTGGGTCGTGGACTACAAGACGGGCAACGACAAGTACCCAGACCGCGACCAGCTACGCCTCATGTCATTGATGGTGTTCAAGCACTTCCCGCACATACGCAAGGTTAACTCTGCGCTTTTGTTTGTGGTCAAGAACTCGATGGTCAAGCACAGCATGACGGTTGACGAAGCCGAAGCTGAGTGGTGGCGCTATCGGGAGCGAGTCGCTAAGATTGAGGCGTCAGTAGCAAACAATGTGTGGAACCCCACACGAACCCCGCTCTGCGGCTGGTGCCCCTGCGCTGGCTGCGAGTTCAACACTAAGAGGTAAATCATGGCAACCAGAGACTACAAGAAAGAGTACAAGCGCGATTTAGAAACCGGCAAGTCCGGCCCTAGTTCAGACCAACACGAACGCCAGAAGGCACGGCGGGCGTACGACAAGAAGGGCGTAGACCGCGCAGGCAAGGACATCGACCACATCAAGCCCCTGCGCAAAGGTGGCAAGACCATACCGGGCAACACGCGACTACGCAGCAAGAGCGCCAATCAAGGCGACAACAAATAAGAACATGGAGAAGCAATGGAAATCATCGAGAACAAGGCGCTGCTCTTGCGTACGCGCAGCCCTGAGAAGTATCGGGTAATTCCGAGAAGCAAGGTAGTTGAAGAGCACGATGACGGATCAAGTTCGGTAGCAGTTTTCTGGGGGTTGGATGAAGTCAGAGTTCTCAAGAACCTCGGCGTCAAGAACTTGCCATCGCCAATCACACGCAACTACGACTGGCCCGGGCGCTACACGCCGATGGAGCACCAGATCGAGACGGCATCGTTCCTGACGCTTAACCGCAAGGCGTTCGTGTTCAGTGAACCCGGCACAGGCAAGACGCTCAGTGCGCTGTGGGCGGCTGACTATCTGATGCAGCGTGGGGAGATCAGGCGCGTGCTTATCCTGTGCCCGTTGTCGATCATGCAGTCCGCTTGGATGGGAGACATCAGCAACAGCGTCATCCACCGCTCGGCCATCATTGCCCACCACCCGCAAGCATCGCGCCGCATCGAGATGATCCAGAAGAACTACGAGATCGTCATCACCAACTACGAGGGCTTGAACCTGATCGCCAGTGAGATCGTGGCCAACGGCAAGTTTGATCTGGTCATCGTTGATGAGGCCAATGCGTACAAGACCATGAGCACCAAGCGCTGGAAGTCCCTATCAACAATCATCAAGCCCCAGACTTTTTTGTGGATGATGACGGGAACTCCTGCGTCTCAGTCTCCGGTCGATGCGTATGGCTTGGCCAAGCTGGTGAACCCGGAGGGTGTTCCGAAGTTCTTCACAGCATGGCGCGACAAAGTGATGAACAAGATCACCATGTTCAAGTGGGCACCGAAGCCTGACGCAAAGAACCTCGTGCATGAGGCGCTGCAACCGGCCATCAGGTTCACCAAGGCGCAGTGTCTGGACTTGCCACCGGTCGTTACCGTGACGCGTGAAGTGGCGCTCACACCGCAGCAGGCCAAGTACTACAACTTGCTCAAGGACAGCATGATGATCCATGCGGCGGGGGAAACAATCAGCGCGGTCAATGCCGCAGCTAGCGTGTCCAAGCTGCTCCAGATCAGTTGTGGTGCGGCCTACACGGACGACCACGAGGTAGTAGAGTTTGATGCCAGCCCAAGGCTTAGCGTCATTGAAGAAATCCTTGAGGAGACTGACCGCAAGGTTCTGATCTTCGCGCTGTTCCGCTCCAGCATTGACGCGCTGCACACGCACCTGCTCAAGAAGGGCATCAGCGCGGAGTGCATACACGGCGGCGTTACAGCGCCCAAGCGTGCTGACATCATCAAGCGCTTTCAAACCGAAGCCAACCCGCGAGTCCTTGTGATGCAACCGCAGGCATCGGCACACGGGATTACCCTAACTGCTGCGGACACTGTGGTGTTCTACGGACCGTTGATGTCTGTTGAGCAGTACGTGCAGTGCATTGCACGCGCTGACAGGAAGGGTCAGAACTCTGACAAGGTGACGGTCATTCACATCGAGGGTAGCCCCATCGAGAAGAAGATGTTCAAAGCCTTGCAAAGTAATGTAAGCAGTCACTCACTTTTGACTGAGATGTTCAACATGGAAATTAAAAAATAAAGGAGTTGCAAAGACCAGAAACCTGTGTACACTGTCCAACCTTAGACAAACAAAAATAGGAGAAGCCCATGACTACAACAGTCATACCACTCGACAAGTTAGCGAAGGTCTACCGAAAGATTCGCAGCGAAATCGAAACCCTGACCAGAGAGTACGACACGAAAGTGGAGTTGCTCAAGGCTACGCAAGACGACATCAAGCATGCAATGAAAGACCAGATGCAAGCGCTTGGCGTCACATCCGTCAACACGCCGCAAGGCACTGTTGTCATGTCGATCAAGACACGCTACTCAACAACGGACTGGGACTCGTTCAAGACCTTTGTGACGCAGCATGACGCGCTCGACCTGTTCGAGAAACGAATTGCTCAGACCAACATGAAGCAGTTCCTCGAAGAAAACCCCGGCGTTCTGCCACCCGGACTCAACTCCAACGCTGAGTACGATATTTCCGTTCGCAAACCAAGCAAGTAAGAAAGAAGACCATGAGTAATGTAGCTCTGTTTAACCCCGCCCAAGTACCCGCCTTCGCACGCAAGGCCGAGATGTCTGACATTGCCAAAGCCCTTGCGGGTGGTGGTGCCAGCGGCAAACGCGTGTCGATCAAAGGTGGCGTGTTCCGTCTGATCTCTGACGGCAAAGAAATCGCAGCAGTCGATGAGCGCTTCCTCGATGTGGTGATCGTCAAGGCCGCACCGAAAGTGGCCCGTGTGTTCTACGCCGCCAAGTACGACAAGGACGCAACCGCCGCCAAACCTGACTGTCAGTCCAACGATGGCGACACACCAGACTCCAATAGCAAGAACAAACAGTCCGACACCTGCGCAGCCTGCCCACAGAACGTGGCCGGTTCCGGTACTGGCAATACCCGCGCTTGCCGTTACCAGCAGCGCTTGGCAGTCGTCTTGGCCAACAACATCGAAGGCGATGTGATGCAGTTATCCCTGCCAGCCACCTCGATCTTCGGTAAGGACGAAGGCGACAACCGCCCACTGCAAGCGTACGCACGCTGGCTCGTGGCCCAAGGCGTTGACCCGAGCACTGTTGTGACCCGCATGAAGTTCGACACTGCCAGCGAGTCCCCCAAGCTGTTCTTCAAGGCCATGCGCTGGTTGACTGATGACGAGTTCGCTGAAGCCACCAAGCAGGGCGACACCGCCGAAGCCAAGAAAGCCATCACGATGGACTCCACTGGTATGGACATGGGCAAGCCTGCTGATGCGCTCAAGGGTGCAGCGCCGAAGGCCAAGGCCGCACCAGTGGTCGAAGAGCCCGAGGAAGACGAAGCCCCCGCACCAGCCCCCAAGGCTAAAGCCAAGGCCAAGCCAGCCCCAGTGGTCGAAGCGCCCGAGGAAGACGAAGAGCCAGTCGTGAAGAAGGCAGCAGCGGCAAAGCCAACGGCTGTGCCCGGCAAGAAAGCGCTGGCCGATGTCGTTGCCGACTGGGATGACGAATAATTAGTTTCGGGGGGAACGCGGGAGTCGCCTCGCTCTCTACCAATAAACTGGTGCCGTCACAAGGAGAGCACCGTCAGTACCCCCACCTTACAAGGAGAAAGACATGGCAGTAACAACGAACCAGCTTTACGATGCCAACCGTGACGTATATCTTGAGCGAGAGAGGTACGAGCACGAGCGTGAGATGCAGCTTCGCCACATGAAAGAGGAAGACTACCGCCGACTCATACAGCAGCAGCAGATGTACGTGCAACAAGGCTTCGGGCACATACAGGGAGGCCAAGCACTTTTCGGTCAGATGAGTCAGGAACAGAGCCAAAAACCAAAACACGATCCAAAAAGCCCGTTGGCATTCCTCAACAAACCAGACAACAAACTTTTACTCACAGGAGAAACATTATGAAACTCAAACCATTCGCAGAAATCATCGCCATGTCCAAGGAGAAACTGTCCGAAGCACTGGCACCCATCCGAGCACGCAAGGTTCGCAGCCAAGCTGAGCTAGAGATGGCCAAGCTGGACGATGAACTCATTCGCCTTGAGGCAGACATCCAAGAGCAGTGCGCCAAGGAAGACATCAACTTCCCGAGCCTGTTGGACAAGCTGGACAAGGTAGCGCTGCTGGAGCGCCGCAAGACCCAGTATGAGGCTGTGCTGGCCCAACTGTTCCCTGCCAAGACCTAAGTAAGTTTCGGGGGGAAAGCGGATGCTGTGATGCCTCTGACCCGTAACAGGGAATTGTGGCAATAACCAGTAAGGCACAGACGCAGCGAGTACCCCCACCTTTAAGACCCTTATGGCCTACTCACAAAAAACAATCGACATGGTTATGCGTGCGCCGAAGACTCCGGGCAATCAGCTCGGACGTTGGGCTGTTCACCATGACTTCTCTGTCGTTCGCATCTCCAAAGCGCTAGGCGTTACACGCCAGACCGCATACAACTGGTTCGCAGGCGGAGACATCTTTCCTGCGTACGAGCACCGCGTAGAAACGCTGCTCAAATTCCTTCAAACTTCACGCTCTGCCGACGAGGCATGGAAAAAAATATGTCAACACTACAACCTTCAAGCCTGAGCAACCGCGAGTTGATCTTGCACTGCGACAACATCTGGACAGCAGAGGGCTTCCCGCTCGACGTTCAGTTTGAGTTGTACTCCCGCTTCTGCCGCCTCGCCGTTATCAACGAATACCCCGTCCGCGACGAAAAGCAACTCGACCTGTTCGCGTAAACCCCAAGGACGCTAATGAACCCGCTTGAATTCCTTGCGGTGGTTTTGCCGTCCCCGGATAACGGGTTGTACTGCGCGGCGGAACTGAGCACAAAAAAGAAAGAGCACCGGTATGTCGAGAATCTGGAAGACTTTTACCCTGCCGTAGACAACTGGGTCGAGGCACAGCAGGACGTTTACTTCGCACTGGCATCGTTCGAGACATCGGGCAAGCGCACGGCAGAGAACGCTCGCTCCATCAAATCCCTGTTCATCGACATGGACGGCTACGCTTCCAAGAAGCAGGCTGCGCTGGCACTCGGTGCGTTCCTTGCCGAAACTGGCTTGGATGCGCTGGGCGCTCCGTGGATCGTGTTCTCTGGCGGCGGGCTGCACTGCTACTGGCCGTTCACTGAAGACATCGATGTGGCTGTGTGGAAGCCCACTGCCGAGAACTTGAAGCGCCTGTGCAAGCAGCAAAAGCTCAACATCGACATGACTGTGACAGCAGACGCTGCACGGGTGCTGCGGATCCCCAACACGTTCAACTTTAAGAAGAACAAAGAGGATGGCTCGTGGAAGTACGGGGAGCCTAAGCAAGTCAAGCTGCTGACCGAGGGCGACCGCTTTAACTTTGACACCATCAGCCAAGCCATTGCAGCCAAGCTAACTACGACGGCTCCAGCAGCGGCAACGTCTGCGTTGAGCCTGCCGGGGAAGCGCCCAGATGCAGCGCCAGCAGTGCCGACTACGATGGCCGGAGCCAAGTTGTTTGAGAACAGCACGACCAAGTTCGGCACGATCTTCCTGAAGACCAAGAACGGCACCGGCTGCGCTCAGCTCAAGCACTTCGTAGAGAACGCCGAAGAGGACGGCATGGAGCCCTTGTGGCGTGGCTGGCTGAGCATTGCCCAGAAGTGTTCGGACGGCGAGCGTGCAGCGGCGTGGCTCAGTGGGTTGCATCCCTACGACGAGCAGCGCATGCGTGAAAAGCAGGCGCAGATCAAGGGGCCGTACCCGTGCGTGAAGTTTGAGAGCGAGAACCCGGGCGGCTGTGACGGGTGTCAACACTTTGGCAAGATCACCAACCCGCTTGCGCTTGGCCGTGTGATTGAAATGGACGTGGCTGAGAAAGAAATCGAAATCGTTATCCCATCGGAAAGCCCTAGCATCGCGCCCGAGGTCAAGAAACTGCTGCGTCCTACGCCTCCGCGTGGGTTCGGCTACGGCAGCAAGGGCGGCGTGTTTTCCGAAAAGTCGATGGAAGATGCTGACGGCAACACAACCAAGAAGCAGGTGATGTTGTTGCCATACGATCTGTTCGTGGTGGATATCCTGAACAGCGGCGGTGAACACACTGTTCACATGCTAGCGCTGCGGCCAGAAGGCCCAGCAACAATCACCATCCCGCAAAGAGCGGTGGTGAGCAAAGACGAGACAGTCAAAGCACTGGCTCAACAAAACATCATCGCCTCCTTTGGCGCTGGTAATGACAAAAACCTTTTTGAATATGTGAGGGCATGCGTGGAACAAGCAAGTACCGGTAAGGCAGCCGTTAAAGTGCCATCAAACTATGGCTGGCAAGAGGACGATACCTACGTCTTCGCTGGCAAGATTTACAGCAAGGCAGCAGCGCCCATCTCCGTGCCTATGGCCGGACTTGAGAACATCGTGGCAAACACCAAACCAACCGGCACCATCGAGGCGTGGCGTGCGTTCATCAACCTACTTATCCACAAGAAGATGTACGCCCACTTGGCCGTCATGCTTGCCGGTGCTGGAGCGCCCCTGATGCGCTTCACGGGTATCTACGGCATGACCTACCACTGCGGCTCAACCGAGTCCGGCACAGGCAAGACGCTGGCGCTGGAAGCAGCCGCATCCGTCTGGGGCCACCCCACCCACTACCGCACAGGCAAGGGCACATCCCCCGTAGCCATGCAGCAGCGCTTGGGTCTACTCAACAGCAACCCGCTGATTACGGATGAGATCACCAGCAAGAACCGCAACAACTTCGAGTGGTTCCCCGAGTTCCTGCTGGACATGACCGAGGGCCGTGGCAAGGAGCGTATGGAGTCCGGCTCCAACAAAGAGCGCTTGAACCTGTCCACATGGATGACCGTGGCGATCATGTCGTCCAACACCCACGCCGTTGATATGCTCACGGGGGGCCGCAACCATGCGTCTGAGGGCGAGCTTCGCCGCCTGCTGGAGTTCATCATGGACCAGCCGCTGACATGGGAGCCGCACGAGATTGAGATCGTCAAGTCCTTGCAGCACAACTATGCGGTAGCTGGCCACATGCTGGTCGAGTACATGGCCAAGAACGTCGAGTTGCTCAAGACAATGGTGCCCGAGATCGTGTCGAACATGTACAAGGAGTTCAACGCTACCAATGATGAGCGCTTCTGGATGGCGGGTATTGCCGAGCTGGTCGGCGCTGGCATTCTCATGTCGAGCACCCATGCCGGTATCATTGACATACCGATGGGCAAGATCATCGAGTTCCTGCACGGGATTGTCACCGGCATGCGCAACAATATCAAAGGCAACGCCCGTAGCGCCGAAGATGTCCTGAACGCTTATACCCGCGAGCACTACGGCCAGTTCATCGTTATCCGCCACGTCGAGGGCAACCGCGTACTGGCAGAGCTTGGCAACGGCAAGGAGGTCGATGACTCGACCACCAGATCACGCATCATGGGGCGCATTGAGCACGGCGCAACGCCGGGGTACATTGACTACTTCATCGAGCAGAGTATGCTCAAGGCTTGCTGCGCCAACATGAGCTTCGGCTACGCGGACTTCAAGCGTCAGCTTGGGGCGCTGTTCAAGGTGTCGGAAATCTCCAAGAAGGACATGACCGCCAAGACCCGTGGCCCCCAGATGCGTGTGGCTGTGCTGAAGATTTCACGCCTTATTACTGAGAAGGATAATGAGCTACTCAATTCGGTTCCCGTGGGACAAGACTGAGCGAGGACAGGGGTTCTTTGTCCCCTGCCTCGACACGGAAGCCGTGCGCATCAAGGGGCTGAACCAAGCGTTGAGATACCGAGATGCCCGCGCTATTGCGGGCATCCGTAACGGCATCATCGGGGTGTGGTTCTATCGCCTCCCCGACCGTGTTTCTTAACCTACCCGCTCCGCTATTCTGCGTGACATTTGGATAAACGCATCGGCGCGTTCCTGTTTTGCCTTATCCAGCGCATCCAAACGGATGCGCTTTTCTTGTGGTGTCAGGTCAGTGCGATCTTGCGTACGGCGGATGTCCTCGTTGATGCGACCAACCACTTGCCGATACTGCCCCGCAGCGGAAGCCATAGCTAGATCGGCCTTGTTCTTATCGCGGTAAGCAACGGCGTCTTCTCTGCGGCCTTCTCTGAGCATCTTGTTAAATGTGTTGCGAGCCTCAATGGCTTCTTGCGCTTCGCGGTACACCACGTCGGCATCGCCACCACCGTACTTTTTCTGGAACGCGGTGCCAATCAACGGTAATTCAGACGCACGGCTTTCGGGTTTCTCCGCCTTTTTCTCACCCTCAAACAAACTGTTGGCTCCCGCCGCAGCCACCAAGGGCAGCACGCCCAGATACCCGCGCACAATGTGCTCGATCTGAATGGGTGACAGGATTGGCACCGCCTTGCTCATCTGCTTGGCCAGCTCTGTGGTGGTCGCAAGGTAGCGCTCCTCAGTGTTGACACTCTGCAAACGGCGAGGCTCCACGGAACCACCGGTCAAAAAGTTCTTGTCGGCCCATACTTCAAAAGCAGGCTTAACAAGTGCAGGCATTCCCATAGACGAGTAGCCGGGGATAGACCCCAAGAACAAGTCGCGCAGCGCTTGGAACTGCGCCTTGCCATCAGTCTCGGCACGCATGCCATCGACAGCAGCCACCGCCAGCGAGAAGAAGTAACCGGCTTCAAACGGGATGGGCAGTTTAATGGGCTCATCCACGAACGGAATAGGTAAGAAGAAGTTGGAGTACTTGTCCCGAGGGCGGGCGTTGCGGAATGTCTCGTCATCTTCCATCGCCATTGCGTACACAAGCCCCGTAGCCATTAGCAGCATGGCATTGTTAAAGAACTTGCGCTTGATTTGCTGCTGTTCCTCAAACGGCATATTGCCGCGAGCAGCCTTAATCAGAACGCTCAGACCCTGAATCTGCGCGTTGAAGAACGGGATCAAACGGCTGGCGTATTGCAGCGTAGGCGAAAGCCCACGCTTGTAGAAGTTCATGGACTCCATCGTCATCATGTCAGCTTCAACTTCTGACAGCCCGTTCTCTTCAGCGTTTTTGAGCACCAGCGCCAGTGTGGCAGCATCGGCACGCATCGCGTATCGGTCGGCTGCGGCCAGCACTTTGTCAAATGCGCTCTGGTCTTTGCCGCTGGCAAGCTGAAGAGCCATCTTCTTCATGTCAGACATGTCGCCTGCAAAGATGTTGGACTGAATTAAACCCTTCTCAATGAGCTTGGCTTGCGCGTCACTGGTACCACGGCTCATGCGCACAAACTCAGCGCCTGCTTTGAAGACCGCAGAAAACACGTTGCTGTTCAGGCCACCTGTAAAAGCTGCGGCCATAGGCTCACGGATCAGCTTGCGGGCAATATACAAGGGCGTGCGGGTCACACCAGCACGCAGCAAATCGGCAGCAGCTCCGCCCAGCTTGAAAAACCCGGGGAGCGCAAGGCTTGCGCCTTCCAAACTCTGCACGACCAGCTCGGCGGGGATGCCTTCGGCTGCGGTGCCTTTGGTGTTGACAATCAGATGGCGCTCGCCGGTGTCCTTCGGGTTGCTTGGGTCAGGCTCTTGGAAGAAACGGATGGTGCGTGCGTCAGCAGGACCGGGGCCAGTCTTGATCGGCATCAGATTGCCGGGTTTACCTGTAATAGGATCGACGGGACCCATGCCTTTGCCCAGCGCTTGCAAGCCGTACGCAACGCTCTTCGCAGCATTGTTGGTCAGCGCCATGTCCGTCAGCAACAATGTGTTTTGCTGAATGGCTTCGTTCAGGGGCAGCAACTTGGTCTGGCCACCTTTAAGCTCCGCAAGGTATGGCTGGCGGCGGATGTCGCCCACGTTGAACGTGACGTTGTTGCCAAAGTTCAGCTCAGCCATGCCGTTGTCGCGCACACGGTAGTACGGAACGTAATCGCCGTCTTTCAGCAAGTCGGCTGCTGCCTTCTTAGAGATACGGCCAGTCGAAGCAAGGAACTCAATAAGCCCCTTGTTGTACGCGTTGTACTTGCGGCGCACGTTCTCCAGTGCGGTTTTCAAAGCAGGGTCGGCATCGGCTGCGGCCAGCGCCGCGTCAAGGGCTTCTTGTGTAACGCCCAGTTCCCCCATATCCAGCTTGGACAAGCCTTTGTTGTTTGCGCGGATAGCAACTAGATACGCCTGTGCAATATTGGTCTTTAGCTGCGGATCGTCCACAGGGATGTCAGCAATCGCGTCAAACACATCACGAGCGCTGTTTTCATTGGAACTTCGATACCCTATAAACCCTTTGGCATCTTTGTACGCCACCAGCGGACCGCTGTTCATGACGGTGAACATCTGCGCCATTTTCTGCTCAGCCTTGCGTACGTGGTACATGGCTTGGGTAAACAGACTGTCGTCTCCAAAGCGGAGCGTTTCGCGCAGACCTGCACGCATGTCCACTGCTTGCATTTCGGTTTGCAGTGCAAGGTTGTTGCCCAGCTTTTCCTTGAGCGTTAGGGGCTGTGCTGTGATTTCCCGCGCTAGCGATTCCAACGCGTTAGCCGGTTCTGTCTGCTTAGTTCGGCGCAGTATCCCGCCTTCCGGCGCAACGCCTTCTGCTTTCTTGCCGCCCTCAATAACCTGCTTGCGGGCATTGGCAACGAGCTGCTGGACTTCCGCATCGGTGACGTTTGGCAGCTTGAAGGTGGTGCGGAACCAGTTACGCAGAACCTCGTAAATACGGCGCAATGCGCTTTTCTCGGCGGGCGTAACGCCGCCCGTCTCGGCCATGTCGGCCAACACTTCTTCCACAGCAACTTGCTGAGTTAGCGCGGGTTCCTTTGCCAGCTTCGCGTCGGCTTGTTTGCGTACATCCGGATTACCTGCGTAGAGGCTGTCCATCGTGCGCGTGTAGTCGCCGCCAAGTAAATCGCGCAAACCAAAGTGGCCCGTTGCTTCGTGTGCAACTGTAAGCACCACATCTTGGGCACTACGCAAATTGCTGGCGATCAAGTACACCTTGCCACTTGGAATATCAAACAAACCGGGGGTGTTTTTGGTGGCTTCGCGTTTGACAAGCAGCCCCAATATACGCAGTGGCAGTTCGTTCTCCGTTGCCACTACAACAATTTCAGGAGCGTTTTTCCAGTCAGCGGTGATGCGATCCGCAATTGCGGACACTTCTTCGGTAGCCAACGTAGGCCCGCCCCGGGTAGTTGTGCGGAACACCACGCCGTCATCTTCAGCTTTTACCTCTGCCTTACGAACCCGCGCTTTTTCGGCACGTTCTTCTTTGTTGATGTCGCGCACGGCTGCAACGGTTGCTTTCTGTGCTTCTTCCGTTTCCCTGACAACCACTTTTTGCTTTGTAACTTTTTCTTGCAGCGCCTTAAAAGCGTCGGTCAGCCGACCCTTAACTTTGTCTTTGCCGTTTGCACGCAAGAAAGCTACGCGGTCTTCCAGTTCACGCAGCGCGGCACGCTCCTGCGCAACGCGTTCAAGAGCGCTACCGGCCATCTCACTGGCTGGAGTTGCACGTTTCTCGCCCGTTTGTACAATACGTCCCCCGGTTTGTGGACGATCTACCGTGCCTTGCCTGCGGTTGGAAAGCGCAGGGCCGTATTCACCGCCCTTGATACGTGCCTTGGCCATCTGCTTGTCGTACGCAGCAATATGAACGTCATCAAACGTCTGCTCAAACAAGAGCTGGTCTTTTTCAGCAATAGCCGTCGTGATACGCGGGGCGTCCGCGTAAACAGTTTCTAGCTTAGCCGCCGTAGCGTCTATCTTTGCTTGGATAGCTGCTTTCTTAACGGGGTCTGTTTCCGCATTGAGCTGAGCATCGAGCGATCCCATAGCGCTGCGGATGTTGCTAATTTGCGTCCGCATCTTGGTTGTGTCAACCGTGCTGCGCAGTCCGGGCAAGTCCAAACCTTCACGAGCACGCTGCGCAGTATCACGAAACTCCGACTGTACCGACTTAGTTTTTTTAATTTCTACGGCGGCTTCACGTTCGGCCCTTTCAGCAGCATCCAGCTCTTTACGCGCATCCTCAACCGCTTGCTCGCCCCGCCGCTGCTGTTTTTCAAACGCTTGGAACCGACCGCCTGTTTCTCTAGTACGCCTGACTTCTGTAGTAGTTGTGACTTCTTTAGTGAGCATGTCATACAACGTCGCACTGGCAGCGTTTTGTTTGTCTACGGCAACAACCAAATCTTTAGCAAAATCCAAAGCAGTCTGCGTTTCTTTCAAACGTTTTTGAAGTGCTTTTTCCTGCCCCAAAACACTTGGCGCTTGTATCATCAACGCCATGTCGTTTGTTTCTTTTCCTAACATCGAACGAACTTCGGCAACTTCGTCAATTCTTTTTTGCAAACCAACAAGTTGATTTTGCAGCGCGTCAACAACTTCTCTTGCGCCCGCCCGCTCTTCTGTGAACACGGCTTTTAGCTTACTGACAACTGAAGAGTTTTTCTGTTCCTGTGCAAGTGCCGCGTTATACGCTACACGAGCTTTGGCGGTACGTGCTGCACGCAGCGCTGCGGGGGTGTTACGTGCGGCTTCTTGTATTGCCACTATGTTGTCGGTGCGCATTTTTGCAATAGCTGCACGCATGCCCTGCACATCCTTAGAGTCAAGCATCTTCTGAAAGTTCTTAGGTGTAGCACGCTGAGTACGCTCTCCAACTTCATCAAAACCAGCCAGCGACATTTGCGGCTGGGCGCTGGTGCGTTGCAACTCTTCAGGGGTAGCGCCGGGGCGCGTGGTGCTCTGCACATCCTTGGCACGAGTGGCTACAAAGTCTTTGAGTTCTTGCTGCGTCAGTGCGCTGACTTTGCGGCCTTCAGCCACGTCTTGCAAACCTTCTTTAAGGCGCGTGATAAGCGATTCATCCTTGATCTGGTCCAACGTGTCGGCTGCAAGGCGAACAAAGTCCTTGGTGTCTTCGTCAAGGGACTCTGCGCGACTGGCAATATCCGCACGCATCCCGCGCTCTTGAGCGCCAAAGGCAAGTGCCATGTCTGCGCGATTAGAACCCTCTTTGCCTTTAGGGGCTGGTTGTTCTGGCCTAGCGTATGTGCGCTGGTCGAGCGTATCCCGCAACTGCGTCGCCAACTCGGTAGCAATGCGCTTGTCATTTTTTGGAACGGTGGACTCGGCGCGGAGCTTGAGTTCGTCAGGAGTGGCAATGCGTGCGCCGCCTTCAGCAGTGCGAGTCTTTCCGGCTTTTTCCCCGCGCCGCACCAAGTTAGCACGCTCTGCCGCGTCGTTGATTGTCTTGAACATTCCGCTGCGAATCTGCTCTTGCAAAACTTCCATAGCCTTAACGGGCGCAGCAAACGTCCCCAATCCCGGCGCTGCTGTGCTAGATACCGTCCAACGCTCACCAAGCTCGTTGAGGTTGCGCATAACACGCCCCGTGGCAATCTTGGCTTCTGTTTCTGTAAGTTGGGGCAAACCAAACGCATCCAAACGCGCATTCACCTCATCGACATGCTGCTTGGCGTACGCAGCTTTAAACTCGTCGCCAGCGGTTTCGAGTCGTTCTTTGCGGCCCAGACGCAGCGTGCCACGCGGCTTGCCGCGTTTTTTATCTTCCAAAAACTGGATGTACTCTTGCAATGTACGACTCTGCTGGTCGGCAAGTTTTTCAGCCGCAATCGTTTTCTTTTCTGCTTCGGGCAGCAAGCCTTCACCGGGCAGGCGCTCGCTCATGTTGGCTTTGCTACCGGCTTCGGCATCAAGTTTGGCCAACGCTTCGCGCAACTGCGCTACGTCTTCCGTGCCTGTGTGGGCTTTGGCCACTGCAATGCGGGTGAGTAAGTCACGGCGGCTGGCCGTCTCAAACCCCAAGCCTGCGTAAATTTTACCGGGCGTCGTGATGCTGCTCATGGGCAACGTAGACAGCAATTGATCTACGCGCTCCTCGTCCGCTTGTTTTAGATACATGTCGCGGAAAATAGCGTCTGCGTTGGCGGAACTAAAAGCACCTTCGGGCACTTTGCCTAACCGCTTGATACCTTCTACCTCGGGGGCAAGCCGAGCAGTGCGTTGTGCATCAGCGCGTTCCGTCTCCATGCGGGTAGCTTCGGCTTCGTCCGCAGCGCGTTGGGCTTCAATGGCAGCTTGCTCTTCTTCTTCAACAATGCCAACACGAGCTTGAGACGCAGCGGTGCCTGCTTGGGGTTGCGGAAATGCGTCCAGTTTTACCTTTAATATGTCCCGAATAAGGTTTTGTTCTTTACGGTTAAATCCCGGCAACGCTGTTTGATTGTTTACGATGGTCTGGGCCATGCGCGGGTCGGTCATCAGGTAGTCAACGTAATCGGGAGCATCCTTTTCAATGTCCCCCGTAAAGGTAACCTGTGCTCTTGCCAATGCAAGACGGTCATCAACGTACGCAGCGTCGGGGGAGGGGGCCGTTTCTTCTTCAGGAATTGGCTGATTCAAAGCCGCCAAACGCTCGTCACGAGTGCGGCGGGGGGCAGCACCGGCAACATCAGCCTGCATCTGCTCCAGCGAATACTCTTCAGGGGTCAGCGTCTCAATTCGTTTTTGTTCAATTGCCTGCTTGATAATAGGTTCAAGGCGAACATATTCGTCACCAAGGGCTTTAAGCTCCGGCGCTTGCGCTTGAAGCTGCTTGGTAATAATCGTGTTAAACGCTTTGTCCGCAGTCTCAGTGGGCGATCCCTTAACAATCTTGCGCTTTTGAGCCATTAAATCCGCTTTAGCTTTCTCGGCAGCGGCGTAGTCATCTGCTACTTTGAGCGCGTAATCAGGGGACTTTTTAAACGCCTCTTCTTTGGCATCGGCTTCAGCGGCAAGACGTTGCTCCTCGGCTTTTGCGGCCAGTCTTGTTTTGCGATCTTCGGCAGCCGCTTGGCTCTTGGCACCACTGCGCTCAAATGCACGGCCAACGGGGGCAAGAGTCCCACCTAATACCGCGCCACCAATAAAGCTGTCAATGTACTCTTTGCGTGCTTCGGGGTCTGCAATCGCAAGTCCTGCTTGCAAACGCTCAAGCACCTGTTGGGCAACTTCCGTAATACCCTCGCGCCCCATTGCCAGACCTGTTTTTGCGGTGTAGTCCGCAGCGGTGCGGGCCAGCGTCTGTGATGCAATTGCTTTGGCTTGTTCGGCAGTCAGTTTGGAACCAACAGAACTAAACAATTTACCCACACCGGGTAAGAGGGCCATAGCCGCCGTGTCAATTAGCGCTTGCGGAATTGCTGCGCCGACCGCTTTGCCAAGGCTGGCTTCTTCCAGCGTCTTGCCTGTGTCTACCTGCGCGGCAAGGTTGGAGCCCGTGAACTGACCTGCGGACACCGCGCTTGCGCCCAACAAACCAAGACCCGCAGCAACCGGAGCGGCAACAGGAGCAGCCAAAGCAGCAAGACCCGCAGCCGCAGGCGCAACCACGTACGGAACAGAGCCGCCAAGAAGTTCCTTAAACTTCAAAAACGGGGCTTCCGTAAAGCCCTTCTCTGTGGGGGTAAAGCGTGCGGCTGCTTTTGCTTGCGCGGCTTCGTATTCTTTCTGCGCTTCGGCTTCGCTCTTTACGCCGAGCTTGCCTTTGAGTAGTTCAAACTCCCCGCCTAATCGGGTAGCACCGGCAGATGCTGCCGCTTTGAATCCAGATGTGTCTTGTTTTGGCTCCGCAGATTGCGTTTTTTGAAACGCATCGGGGTACATTTGCTTGGCTACGGCCAGTGCCTGCTCCTTACTCTCGCCCTCCTTAACAGGAAAAAAAGCACCATTGGGGAGTTGGATTTTGTCGGCCATAGCAGTTCTTAAATTGTGATCGGGGGGCGCAACCCCGAATGTTTTAGCGCTTGCCTATTATTACAAAAATCAACGCGGCAGGGTAGCCCCAAATTGTGCCGCATAGTTGGCAAAAGACAGGGGCGGTGTCAAAGTGTCTTTGCCTGCAAACGATTTCAAATAGTCAGCGTAAGAAGTGGTTACGCTGAACTTTTCAGTTTTTAATTTTTGAAGCGCAGTAGCGGCTGCGACGGCATCGTTATTGTTGTCTTTGAGCAGTTTATTGAAGATAAGCCGGTCAGGTGTGTTGAGCGTAGCAGCAATCTGCGCAGCAGACCGTGAGCTTTGTCCTTTTTCTTGCATCTCGGCAATGTTTTGCGCGGACTCCATCCGTTCGCGGTTGACGCCTACGTCCACAGTAGCCTTAAACATGTCCGCCGCTGTTCTGCGGTTCACATCAGCAGCCATACGGAGGCCATCAATACCGCGCTTCTCTGCGTCGATGCCCACATTGCGGATGTCTTTTTCGGCATCTCGGATTTGCTTGGCGGACATCTCAGCACGGTTGAGCTTCAAGTCCTCCATCTTGTCTCTGGCATCGTCTAAGCGCTCTTGTGCGGAACGAATCTTGTCCAAACCGGCAGCAAACTGCGCGGTGCCAACCTGCGCACCCTTGCCAATAGCCGTAGCCAATCCGCCCGGAGTGGACATGATGGACAGACCCGCGTTCAAAAGCGCCAAACCTGTGTTGGTGTCTTTCTGCTTGCCAATGTCCAATTCGCGGTCAGACAAGCGTTTCTCACGCCCCTTGTACGCGTCGTCAAATTTTGCTTGATCGCGCAAAAGTGCAGCTTTGTTTTCTTCGGTAGCAGCCCGTTCCTTCGCTTCCAAAGCGCCCAGCCTTGCTTCGGCAGGGTCTTTAAAGTCCTGCTTTTTAAGGATGTCCGAATACGTTGTGGCAAGATCGCCAAGCCCTGCTTGAGCGGCGGGAGCAACAGGCGCAACGGGGGGCTTATTACTGGCAGCAGAAGCCGGACGAGGACCCGCAACAGGGGGAGTTTTAACACTGGAAGCGGGGGGTGCAGTAGGGGGGAAACGGAGGGTTGGAGCACCCGGCGCAGCAGCTACGGGGGGTACTACTGCGGGAGCTACTGCCGGTAGTGTTGAAAATTGCTTGGTTGCGCCAACGTCTTGCGCCCCCATTGCCGCTCGTGTGGTGCCTGTGCCGGACATTTCTGCCGCATATGCAGCTTCCGCAGCGGCGACAGCTTGTTGCGCCGTGTTAAATTCGTTTTGTGCCGCCATAAAACCCTGCGGATCATCCCTACGCTGACGAAGCCCGTATGTGTACAGTGTTTGCTGCGCGGCGTCTCGCCTAGCGCGAGCGGCGTCAACCGCACCACCACCATCAAACCGCTGCACGTCTCCGCCACCACCAAAAGCCACGATGCCGCCACCGGCCATGCCCTGCATGTTGGGCGCTGGGAGAGCGCCGATACCCACATCTTCTGGCATGGGCTGCGGAGCCGGAGCCGCGCCCCTAGTGAACTCACGGTATTCCTGTTCTTTTTTCCGATCCAACTGCTGCATCAGCGCTTCCATTTGAGCGGGGTTCATTTCGCTCGGTGCCGCCATACCGGCAATACCTTGATCGACCACTTTGGGCTGCGGTGCCATACCTTGCTGGCCCTGCGCGGCATCGCGCATCTGCTTGCGGCGGTTAGACTCGGACAGCGCCAGCGACACCGTGTACGGGTCGTTCTTGTGCATCATGGCGTACTGCTGCAACGCTTGGTCTGGCATCCGGGCCAGTTGCGAAGTGATCTGATTGACGTTAATCATGGTTTACCCTTACGCCATTCTTGAGATTGCCAGCTCAGCCAGACCGGCAGGTCGGTCTATTACCGCGCCGCCTGCGGCACCAAACATCCCAAGTCTAGACGCGCCGAGCGCTGCCGTACCCAGACCCGCTGCTGTGGACAAGGCTGATGGTGGGGCCTGATAAATCTGCGATGACGACTGCGACAGCGGCAGGCCGCGCAGCATGTCGGACATGAAGCCCAACTGCTTGTACGGGTAGTTCTGCTGGTTCAAGAAGTCCTGATACTGCTGCGACATGATGTTCTGCTCTTGCTGCTGTTGCTGCGTGCCGTAAGACTGCTGGAGCTTGTTGATGTCCATGCCCTGAGCAAACTGCTGACCGCCGAGCTGACCCATCTGACCCGCACCCTGCAACGCCGTCTGAAGACCTTGAAGGCCAAGACCCGCGCCGTACTGTTTGGATTGCTCTCCGAGCTGCTGCGCCTGCATGCGGCGTGCTTGGTCGGCGTTGAACTGGGCTTGCGCCTGCTGGTAAGCGGACTGCAAACCTTGCGCTTGAATGTCGCCCTTTTGCATGGCCAGATTCCGGGCAGCTTCGGCGTCCATAATGGCTTGGCGACCACCGCCAAACGCACCCGATCTAACGGCTTGAGCGCCTCGCTGTGTACCGGCAATGTCTGCTTGACGCTGGGCTTCGCGCTGCTGGATGTCAACAACACTCTGCATGTACGGAGACATGTACTGCTGCGCGTCTTGCTGCCCGAACTGTCCGCCTTGGAACTGAGTTGGGCCGTAGTTCGTGCCCAGAGCGCCCAGCGTAGCTGCCCCCGCATACTGACCACCAAGCCCAGACAGGCCAGAAGTCTGCATGCCTTGAGCGCCTTGGAACGCCTGCTGCTGCATAGGGGTAAACCCGGCGATACGGTTGGCATCGTAGGTCTGGTACGGGGTGGCGGTCAGCGCTTCGGTCTTACCCAGCAAGCCCTCAACGTACGGCTTCGCATAGTCGGGGATGCTTGTCTGCGTAATGTTTGTTTGTGTTGGTTCGGCCATTTCGATTCCTCAAATATTTATGCTGGCAGAAGTTTTGCTGCGCGGGAGTTCGTTGCCACTTTGTCTTTGCCGACTGTTTTCTTGCGGGCTTTCTGCACCCGGTCCATCATGGCGTACAACTGACGAGCGCCAGCTTCAGTCGAGCCGTTACCCAGCTCAGACACAATGCGTGCGGGGACTACAAACTCACCATCGGCAAGACGGGCTTCTTGTTTGGCCCCAATACGTGCGGGAATGCTGTCCGAGACGCCATCACCGGGGCCGCGCAAAAGTCTGCCGCCATCGGAGTAGTCGCCGAGATTGGCGATGCCGCCTTGAGCCAGCGCAGTTAGACCGCCACCAGCAAGAAACGAACCCAAATCACCCCCGCCATAACCACCGGGGTCTGCACCAGATGTAAAACCAGAGCTTTCTTGATTGGAGCCACCGCCACCTTCTGCGGGGTTACCCACGCCCGATTCGTAGCTTGTTTGGCCCATTGCAGGCATTCCCGCATAGGTGCCCGTGTTATCCACCGGAATACTGAAATTAGGCATGCTTCCGGGGGGAGAGAAGAAATTGGCAATACCCCCCGCTATAGGCGTGTCATAAAGTCCGCGAGCCATTGTGGAAAAGGGGCTAAGTACTGTTGGCAATACCTCTGTCAGAAAATCGTTGAGCTTCTGATTACGCGCACTTTGCTCTTCAAAAGTTTCTTTAGCCACGTTAGGATTAACGTAGTTGAGGGAATTATCCCCGCCACCGCTCGAACCACTGGCCCCAGAAAGCCCCCCGGTAGGTGCAACCGTTGTGGCTCCTTGCCCGCCGGGTTTGGTGTAGAGCCCCGTTCTAGGATTGTATGTGTAGCCACCTACCGTGCCCGTAACAGAACCGCCTCGGTCAAACTTATCCTGCCCCATGTACGCAGCCATGTCGTTACCGTTTGACATGTCCTCAACGGGACCGCCCACAGCCATGTACTCTGGGCCGGGGGCTTTGTAGGGGGTGAGTGCGGTGTACTGGTCGTTGAAATACTGACGCTCTCTGGACGACATCGGATCGTTTGGCGTGCGGTCAAAAGCCCCGGGAACCTTAGTGCGGGAGTACGTGTAGGGGCGGATTAAACCCGGACTGGTTAGAGTAGGCACATTTTTGTCGTCTGAGCCAGAGAGCGCAGCAATCCCAAGAGCAGCAAGCGGCAGTTTGTTGGCTTTGGCAAACTCCAACGCGGCACTGGGGCTGGCAGTAACGGCATTGAATCCCGCGCCGAGTTTGTCCGTTTGGCTGGCACCTAAGCCGGGGCTATAAGCTCGGTCAAAACGTGCAAAATCGCCGGTCGAAGGTCCGGCTTGCGCACCCAACTCAGCGCTATAAGCGCGGTCAAAACGAGCAAAGTCACCGGTCCCACCCAACTCGGCTGGACTAATTGTTGGCGTTGTTGTTGGGATTGCGGGTACTGCTGGCTGCGGCAACGCGTCGGTTACAAACTTGCCCGGAACGCCCGCTAGGGGCTGCATACCCGCCGTAGCTCCGGCGCTAGAAGCGGGGACAACATTTGCCAAACTTTCTGGTACAACCGCTTGGGGAACAATTGATTCAGCGGCTGGGGGCACAACTGCGTTAGCTCCAGCGGAGGACAACGCGTTTGTGCCTGCGCCCATTAGACTTTCGCCAAGCCCGGAGCCGCCGTACGCGCCCAGACCGGCCATCAAACCCTTTTCCAAGCTCTTAGAAGTAAGGGCAGTAATGCCCCCGACTGTAAGGCCCGCCATAGCGGAAGACAACCCAAATCCGGCAGGGCCAAGCGCAAAACCAGCAATCATCGGCAGTATGCTTTTTAGGAAGCCTGCTTCTGCCAGACCCGTCTCTGGATTGATGGTTAGCGTGCCGCCGTGTTTCAGGGCAAGCGCTTGCAGACCCGCGACTTCTTCGGGGGCCATGTGGACCAGCATGGTGTCAGGCCCGCGACCTAGCGCAGCGAGTCCTTGTGCAGTTTGATTCATGGTTGCCTCTGAAATCGGGGGTGGGTCGAGTTTATCATGGTGCTGTCTTTATGCGAAGCATTTGACTATTTACCTGCACACCATCCTGCGTGTCTCTGTACACGTCGCCAAGCCTTAAAGTAGCGAGATCAGCGTCGGTTGGGAGCGTATCAAGGTTCAAGTTTAACGCAGCCCCAGCTATGTCTCCGGGGTTGTCCAACTGGTTGAAATACAGACGTATGGAGCTAAGCAACACCTCCATATACTGTTGGTTGTATTCAGCCGGTGGACTTACTAAACGCGGAGCGCGGACGAGAGGATTGCTCATGGCTTACCTCCGTCCGTCTGGGCGTATATCAATGGACGGCACACCCAACTGCCACTGCACCCCAAGGGTGTTCGAGCTGATTCGGAACGCCATTTGACGCCCACGAACACGTACATACACGATCTCCGTGAACTGCTGCACTTCGTAATTGCGGGTGGACTGGTAGTTCTGCGTACTAGTGACCGCAGGGGTTGCCGATGCGCTGTAATTCGAACCGGGGTTTTGCCGGGGCCGCAGCGTAAAGGTAACTGCGGGGTTGTTCACCGTAGAGCCGTTGAACGTAACGTCCGGGATCATCCGATAACCAAAGCCGTAGTTGTGCCCGTCCCCGATGTTGATGTCGGCAGATTGGCAGAAAGACGTAATGGCTGTGGGCGGGTTTGTCGCGCCGTCGTCTACACCGCTTTCATGGTATATAAGCTGCCCGTTATATCCTGTAGCCATTGGCGAGGCTCGCAGCGGCGAGTCAAGCCACGCCGTTCTTGCAAGGGTGCCGTAAGACCAGATTTTTTCCAAGTGGTTGTAAATCACGTATCGGTCAACCGCTGTTGAATTTGCGGAGCAGTAAAACCACCAAATCTCGTTGTACCCCTCGTTGGTACCTGAGAAAAACTGATATGACTGGGATAGATTAATGTCGTTAAAAATATACTGACGAAGAGGACAATACAGGGTTTCCACCCGTCCAGAATACATGTAGAACTTGTCCACGCCCATCCAGTAGGCGATGTTGTTGGCTGTAGATGTTGCGTTGGGGCCAACAATAGACAAGTTGTCGGCGAGAAGTTGAAAACCCCATACGTATGGTGGGCCAAGGTATTGCATGGAATACAACGCAGAGTCTGTCCACACCAAAATCTCTTGCCGCGACTGCATAGCAGTAATAATTTGAGAACCGTCACTGAGTGTAAAACTACCAGCTTGGTTGGTGATAGCCGGTGTCCATTGGGTGTAGTCTTCTTGGTCTGACCAGCGTATCAACATAGGGTTTTGTACGGCGGAGCCGTAGTCGTTTACACCAAACCCAATCACAAAGCGTGAAGCGTCCGACACCATGACAAAGTTGCAAACGTCTGGGGTATCCCCGCTAGTGAGCAGAACGCCACGGTCAAAAATGTTTGGGTCGGCGTTGGTTTCCCAGAGATACAGGCCACCACCCCGTGGGTTAAAGATCAAGTCTTCGCCGTAGTTAGACTGACTCCACAAACGAAGCTGGGAAGCAATTCCCGTTGTGGCAGACAACCCCCAACCTGTCGGCGTTGACGAGCCAGTAACGCCACCCCAGCCGCCTGCGCCCCAACCGTTTGGGGCTGTAAAGATTTCAGGGCCAATGGAGATTTGATATGTAAACGTGGCAGCGCCCGTCGTTCCCGAGGAGCTTGCCGGGGAAGAAACAACGATGCTGTACGTATTGGCGCTTAGCACCGTGAGTCTAAATTCTTGGTTAAGTGCTGTTGCTGGAATGCCGTTTATCGCTCCCCCGACACCTGAGATTGTTACAAAGTCGCCCGTTGCGGCTCCGTGGCTTGTGTCGTTTACCGTAACTGTTGTCGAACCATTAACGGTAGTAAACGCATTAGCCGCTACGGACTCTACAAGCCGGATAGGTGTGATGTCGTAAAAAATACCAATGGTGCCGTTCTGAATATAAAACTTGAGGTTTGTGCCAACGCCCAACAAGTTGTAGCCGGACAGCGTAACCCAGTTAAACAAAGAGCGGCATACGCCCCAAAACGACCCCGCAGGGGGTGCCAGCGCAGAATTAGTTGTGCCGGTATCGAGAGTCCAACCGCCAATTTTCTCGGGGTAGCCTGAACGAAAGCGCACCTTGTCCATCTCGAACCAAGTACCCTCGTTGGCCAGAGTTGTGGACTCTTTGTTGATTCCCGGTCTTAGCTGGAGTTTTTGTAGAGGCATGATTCATTTTCCCACGTATCAGGCAAAAGGTCGAGTGCCCGCTTTATCAATGATAAGCGCCTGCTTACGTGGGGTTCCGTCCGGTGTGTTTGTCACACTGATATGCGTCCAAGAATCAAACTCACGGATAATTTGGTCAAAGGGTAAACCCGCAGCAATCACTGCACGTACCACAGCATCGGGAGTCATCCCGGGAACACGGAAGTCTGCCGCGCAACCAATTCTATGCTGGCTCGTGTCTTTGGAGCCAACGCTGTCGTTGACTTGCTTTGACCGGAAGGCGCTGTTAATCATAATCGGCTTGCCGCCCAGCACAGTTTTTACCTGCTCCAAGAACTCAGCAAGCCGTTGCAAGTTGGCTGTCTCGGCTTCGTTTGGCGTGTTGTCAAACTGACGGTGATTTGTAACGGTCAGTTCCGCGAGGGTAAAGTGTGGTGTCATTTGATTGCCGGAGCCTTAGAAAGAAGGTCTGTCTTGGCCTGTGAGCCAGCAGAGGAGCCGAAGTAGTAAGCAATGATGCCTGTCCAAGCGGTGGACAAACTGCCCAGCATCATCAAGATCGTTGGGTTGCTGCCGTCAACCTTGCCAAAAAGCATCATGCCCAAAATGCCAAAGAACCCAACCGTGATGATTGCGGCCAAGGCCGGGGGAACAATTGACCTCGTGGCGGCTTGCATGTCCCGTGCAGACTTCCTGTCTTCTACAGACAGCTTTTCAAAGTTGAGGCCAAGCTCCTGCGCTTGTTTCTGCAACTCGATCTCAGCGATCTTGACTTGAGCAATCTGCTCGGCGGACAGCTTGTTGCTGGAGATCAGGTCGCCCACTTTGTCGGGGTCTACGCCGATTGCCTTGGAGATAGCCGAGACAGCCATCCCCGCCAGTGGACCGCCCATTGCCGTGGCAATTGTGGGCGCGATTTGTTTAAGCCAATCCATTACTGTTTACTCCTTGAAAGCATGGTTGCTGCAATTTGAAGCATGGCGCGGGTGCTGTCCATGTCTTCAGGCTGGGTAGCCCAGCCAACGGTGATTTGCCCAACAAATCTGCCCGGTTCCGGTGGCACACTGATACGGCACGTATAGGTAACGCCCTTGGCGATGTACCACAAACCCATTTCCGACTGCGCTGACTTGTACTCGCTGCACGGAATCTCGTTAGCCATGAGCTTGACCACATCCGAATTGTTGCCTGCGTTCTGTGTAAACAGCCCCACGTCCAGCCCGTCGTTTGTCTTGTCCCTGCCGTCCTTGGCGTAGGCCCGGTGCAGGATGCGTGTGCCAAACATTGAGTTGACCTTGAACACCGCCACGATCTGTGCGCCAGACTGTTTAAACAGATGGGCTGCTGCGTCTTCTACGCGGTCTTCGGCAATGCTGGGAATCTTTCTGGACTCTTTGTACGCCCCTATCAACAACTCTTGGTTTGTATATACAAAGTAGCCAGCAAACGTGAGCACGGCCATCAGCACCATTGCAAAGAGACGGAACGGGCTGCTGACATACGCCAGCACTTTGTCAACTAGGTTTAAACGCTCGTCACTCATCTTTGCTGCTCAAGGATGCCAATAGTGAAATATAAGATCACCCCGACTAAGCTAAAAAAGATAACTGCCAGCAAGGCCAACTCAACAACCTCATCCATCTCTTGCTTGCGCTTGACCGCAGACTCACGCTCCCGCCGCGCATCATGGGCAGACTCCACATCCATCGCCGCTGCTCTGGACTTTATGCGGTTCCAGACGTCTATTTTCCCCGCCTGCATGAACAGGAGTTGCAACTCATCTTCAAACCGTCTAGCTTGGTCGAGCGCCATCTCGATCTGGATGGCCGTGCCCATTGATGACTTGGACTTCTTGGCCTGAACAACCGCCTTGGTGGCGGTGGACTTTGCGTCAAAGTACTTGCCAAGGACAGGCCCAAGAGACGACACATCGTCAACGGTTTTGCTGACCTTCTTGATGAGCGCAACTGCTGCCTGTATGCCTGCAAGGGCTGTAATCGGATCAATCACTTTCCGCTACCTTCTTAGGTTCAGGTTTGCCTTTTTCTCGCCACTGGAGACACCAAACTTCTTTGCGGTCCGAGGACCACGACCACCTTACGCACTCAAAGGTTGGAGCAGGTGCTTGTGCTGCTGGCGGTAATGGCGGCAGCGCGTCCACAATTTACACAGTCCGTTTCTTGCTAAGCTGCTGCGACTTGAGCCTGATACGCCGCAACCACTTCAGCAGTCCAAGCCGCATTGCAGATTGCCACGACATTGGCAGGTTGACCAGTGAGGTCTTGGCCCGGTGTCAGGCTGGTGCGGTGAAAGGTCTGAGCAATCTGGTCGCCGTCTTTTAGGATGCGTGTAGCCTCGCGGTACAGCACAATGCCGTTCTCGGTGACGGTGATTTGGTCGATAACTTTGGTTTCGGTGAGTGCCATTTGATTTCCTTTAAATGTCCGACTGCATAATCCAATGTAGATAATTAAGCAATTTTGTAATTACCATTTACTGCCATAAATCCTTGTGCATCATAAGCAACATTTGCATCAGAACCGCCGCCAGTTGCGACTGAATTAACATTTATTAGTGTGTTACTAGTTCCTGTTATAAGTTGCATTACATGGCCTGCTGTCATTGAAATACCATCAGAATAGTTACTTAAAGATGCGCCTGCGCTATCTGTTGTAAAGGGTAATCCACCTATATTTAAAGTCCCTGTTCCAGTTCCGCTGTTATAACCTATTCGAATGCTAATTAAAACTCTATTTCCAATTTTTGTGTACTGACCAGTTTGCGAGGTATATGTTGCTGTACCAGCAGTAGTGCCGCCAACAATGATTGGCGTAAAAGTCCCCTCCTCATAATCATCCAGCGTGTTTGCGTCAGCGCTTGCCGATTGCGTAGCGGGGAAGGTGATGCCGTTCAAGCTCGGGGTTGTGCCAGACACAACAAGCGCACCCGCTGCGTCAGGCAGAGTGATCGCCCTGTTCGTGTTGGTAGCCGGTGGCGTGATGGTGATGATGCCCGTCCCGCTTAGGGACAGCATCTCAAGCTGGCTTGCTGCAATTGTTCCGTTAGCCATTCAGTTGCTCCTCAGTGGGTCGTGCCAGGGTCGGGTGATCCCAAGCGGCAATGTAGTCACCCTTGCCGTCAGAGTCGTTCTGCAAGCGGATGGTGGTCAGGAAGTCCTGCTGAGTCAGCGTAGGATACAGTGCTTTGATTTTGTCGTAGAGTGTCATGTTATGCGCCCCTTGCAAGAAAACCAGACATATTTAAAACACTACAAGACGGGGCATCATCAGTAATATAAATATATACTTCAAAATAGTCAGTCGTGCCATTAGCATATTGCAAATCATTTGCAAAATACCCATTTTGTGTTAAGACACCAATCATAAAATTATAAATTTCATTACTTCCATTTTTATAGAGTGCCACATATGCTTCACTTGCAGACCCCGTAACACCACCCGACCAATTAAACTGATAATACCCAGCAACAGTTGGCGTAAATCTACTGGAAGCAAAATTGCTATTTGTGTCAAATGTTTCTGTATCAAACGTAACTTTTGTCCAAGTGCTACTTGATGGGGTCTGCGCTGTTGAACGGGTTGCCCTAAATGCAGGGCCGTTGCCAGCCACGTTTGTTCCAAGTTTTGCTTGTGTTACAGACGCATCAACTAATTGGCTTGCATTTATAGTTTTGTTAGTCAGCGTCTGAGTCGCGGCAATACCCGCCACTGTGTCAGTAGCATCAGGCAGCGTCAGCGTCCTGTTTGTGTTTGTGATGGGTGCTAACAGGGTGACTGTGCCCGTGCCGGTTGCCGAGGCCGTTACTGCAATGCTGCTCATGCTGCTGCTCCTTCAAGTGCGGTGATGCGGGTTGTCATGGCTGCTGTTTTAGTCATTCAAAAGAGTTGGTTGCAATATTCCACTTGCGACCAACAAAAGACTGTGATGCCAACCATTCGTCAATCTCTGGTTTTGCAAGAGCAAGCGCATCTTGGACATATTGCTCATCAGTTTTTCCATTTACCAATGGAACTCGTTTGTCAATAATAAACAAAGCGTTTGCATCGTTGCGAATATTAAAGCCGACAAACTTATTGTCAGTTTCGTTTTCAAAGTTTTTGATTTCAACTTGCATGATTTTTCCTTTAATTAAACTGTGTCACCATTGTCGGCACAAAAAATAGAGATTGTGTAATTTTTTGTAAATCCAGAGCGATTCTTAAATGTAACTGTGTTGTTATTTATAGATTTATACACAGCAATATCAACAACACCTGCATCAGTAGTTGATATTTGAGTAGCAGACCCGCCAATTTGTGAAACTGTTACATTGTAATTGGCAAAAAATGTGCCCCCATTTCCAGAAGTCCCACATGTAACACAAATCAATTGAGCAGCAGACCCACTAGATAAGGTAATGGTGGAACCATCTGCAACATCAAGACTGCTTCCCGAACGAAAAACTCCAAACCCGTTTGTGGTAAATGAAGTAATTTGTCGCTTGACAAGGAAATTTCCCGTTGATTCGATACGGGCGCGTTCTGTGCCGCCAGTGCTGACAGCCACTGTGTCAGCGGCAGGGAAGAAGATGCCTGTGTTGACATCGCCGGTAGTCGTAATGACGGGCAACGCGGCTGTACCAGAGGCGGCAACAAATTGGGCATCTGCGTTGAACCGCGCAGACTCAACACCGCCTTCACTAAACCCGATGATGTCTGTACCAAAAAAGATGCCGGTGTTGGCATCAGTGCCGCGAATAGCAGGGGCGGCTGCTGTGCCGTCCACATCAGAAAGGCCGTCAGTGCCGCTTAGAATTAAAGTCATGTTTGTTTCCTTTCAAACAACAGCCCAGCGAGAGCCGCTGGAGACTGTGACTGTGATGCCGGAGTTGATAGTGATTGGGCCAGAGGACATTGCGTTGTTTGTTGCGGCAATAGTGTAATTCTCTGCCACCGTCTGGCTGTTCACCACAATGCCGTTTGAGGCCACCAATACTGTTGACTGAAACTCCCCCGTTGAAGGCTTGTACAGCAGCTTGGCATTGCTGGTGTTGACTGTCAAGGCCGTGCCGCTTGTTGCACTTGCCATCAGCGGGAAAATATTTGACGCTGTGCTGGTGTCGTTGACAATTGCAGAACCGCCCACAGAAGCCCAACCAGCGCCCGTGTAGCCCTCAAACTCACCAGTGGTAGTGTTGAACCTTAGCTTGCCCGTAACGCCCGTGGGGCGCTCTGCTGTCGTTCCCTTGGAAATCTGCACAGCACCTGTAGACGTGAAGGCCGAGTCTGCGGTGGCGGTCAAGACGGTGGCGTTGAGTGTTGTAAAACTACCCGCTGCCGTAGTAGCGCCACCAATAACAGTGCCGTCAATTGCACCACCGTTGATGTCTACGAAGTCGAACATCTGGATGACGTTGGTGCCGTCTACATACAAATGCGCCTTGCGCCCGTTGGGCACCGTGATACCCGTCCCGCCCGAGGTCTTCACGGTAATGCTTTGACCGCCCGAGGTGTTGTTCTGAACAATGTACTGCTTCTCGATGGTTGGCACCACCAACTCACGGGTAACCGTCAGACTGCCCGTAGACGTAGCGTTCAGGACCAAGGCTCGCGCCGTCTGAAGCGCAACTGTGTTGCTCAGGCTGATAGTCAGGTTGGTGTCGCTGGTAAAAACAGGGTTGCCTAATCCGACAAGGGCCTGCTCAATAGCCGTGCCAATGTTATCGTTGGTCGTGCTGCCCCAAGAGCCTGCTTGTTCGCCCGTGCCAATCAGCTCAAATTTAAGGTCTGAATACGTGCTTGCCATGTCTTTCCCTTACGTTCAAGTTATTTTCGCAGATTTAAGCATGGTGGGCAACTGCCGTTAAACGACAACCCAGCGGCTACCGCTAGGAACTGTTACTGTAATGCCTGAGTTAATTGTGACTGGCCCCGCGCTCATGGCGTTGTTTCCTGCCGTAATAGTCGAGCTAACAGCAACCGTTGCGGAGTTTTCAACATAACCCTCACCCCCAATCACGGCGCGTTCTGACGGGTAGGTAACAAATACGTCTTTTGTTCCGGCGCTAAAGTTGACTGCTGATCCGCTGTTAGACGATGACAACACCACTGTTCGGGCTAAGGTTGTGCCTGATGTTGCATACGTACCAATCCCAACTTCCCATTCAGTGCCGGTTTGAGCCACGATAGCGTAATAGGTGGTGTTGGCGTCGCCAACTGCCGCGAACGACTGGAACCCCGTTGATGCGCCCAGAAGCGTTACTGTCCCAGTACCTGTCGTGGTGGTTGTTTCTTTTACCCGGTCTGCAAGTACGAGAGCCATATGTATCCTTAATCCGTCTCAACCAACGACCAATCAGCCGTTTCTGCGTTATTTACCAGCGCCCAGTTGGGTGTTTGAGAATCGTTGATATTTTGCCAGTTTGGAGTTTGACTGTCATCTACCAAAATCCAATAAACGGCGATTACAGTTCCAGCCGCGCCCGAGGCTTGCACCCCAGACAGCGCAAAAGACTCTGTAAACCCAACCGATCCAGCGGTTCCGATTGCCAAATTTCCAGTCAGCGCAATTGTTTTGCTGTGGCTCACCGTGCCTGCAAAACCTGAAGCCGCCACCCCCGTAAGAGCGACGGTGAGAGAGGGGGCTACTGTGCCAACTTCGCCTATTGCCACATCGCCGGATGTTGCATCCGACTCGTTGTAGATCATTGTCCCAACAGCGCCGGAAGCCTCAACCCCTGTCAGGGCAAATAATGTTGGCCCGCGAGAAACAGTACCAACGGCCCCCGCCGCAGACACGCCAATCAGGGCAAGAGAGTTTGTCACCCCGACGGAACCAACACCCCCTAAAGCCTCTACCCCTGACAGAGCAAATGCTGTGTCCCCGCGAGCAACAGTGCCAACCTCTCCAGATGCAGACACGCCCGTCAGGGCAACTGTCGAAGCCGCAGTAACTGATCCAACAAAACCGGAGGCCGCAACACCCGACAGAGCAACGGTGCTTGAGCCTGTTACAGACCCAACAGCCCCAGACGCAGACACGCCCGTTAGTTCTTGCCCACTGAGAACTGATCCAACATTCCCGGACGCGGACACGCCCGTCAGGGCAACGACGACTACGTTTTCACCGAGAGCCGCAAATGGGGCCTGTGCAAATGCGGATATACCAAACATGGTCTACGGCTTACGCCGCCTCCGCTTAGGTTGTAGCCAGACGCAACAAAGCAGTTGATGTCGTATCAGCAGGCATTGTCAAAGTAAAAGTACCCGCCGTGATGGTCTGACTGCCAAACGTATGGACAGAAACCGCCTTGTTACTTTGCGTAGAGTTGTAAATCAACACCGCATCAAACGCCGTAGACAAAGTTACTGTTGTGTAAACAATGGATGCCGAAGGGGTAAAAAACGCCACCCCCGCAGTTGCCGAAGAGTTTGTTGCCGTAGGAGGGGTTGCAGCCGTTACCGTTACGCCCCCTGCGGAGTAACCCGTACCAGACACCTCATTCGAAGCAGAGTACGCCGTGGTAGATGCGTTAACTGTGGCGGATGTCAAATACAAAGCCGCTTTAAACGTGTCGGTTGCGCTTGTTCCGCGGGTCGGTGCCGTTCCAAAGTTATGGGTTGCGGTCATTAGCTCGCCCATGAACGAGGTACACATTGATTGAGTGTTTGCCATGATTTATCCTTTAAGCAAAAGAAGCTGTTTCGCCGCCACCAAAGACGGCTGTTTTTTTCAAGGTCACATGCGCAGAACGGTGGACAAGCTCTCCGTCCAACCAGTACTCAACCCATGTCGTGAGTTCGTTGTCATTATCCACTGTGCCTTCCCGCTTTTCAAGCAGGGAGTCATCCATGTCGCCTTTGGTTGTGGTTACAAGCATGTTGGTCCTTATGAAATTCTAATTAACGCAGATGACACTGTGTTGGCTGGCATCTCAACAACAAAGGTGGTGGTCGCCACCTTGTCAGAGCCAAAGTCCAATATAGCAATCGCTTTGTTGCTCTTGGTGACGTTATAAATTAACGCGCCACGTGCCGTGAAATTGGCGGGGTTCCATGTGGGGTTGGCAAAATCTACAAAGGCTGTTGTGCCCGAGGTCTGAACCGTAACGCCTGTCAACACATTGCCACCGGCTGTATAGCCTGTACCGGATGTTTCGCCTGTTGCTGTGTAAACGGTGGTGTCTGCGTCAAGGTTGGCTGTCGCCAAGTACAAGGCCATCTTCAGCGTGTCTGTGTCAAGGTCGTGTACACCCAGCAAAATATCCTGCTTGAAGCTTGTGGTGAGTGTCTGGTCAAATGCCATATCAGATCACCTTTTGCTTGTACTGACCGTCCCGATACGCATCTCCGCGCTCAAGTCCATCACCAAGTCGTTTGGCCTGTGCTAAAGCTTCTGTGTATTTTCCGTTGTACAAGGCGGTCATGTCGGCTTCACCCTTCATGAACGTGTTTGCCTCTACCAGAGAGCCGTACAACAGGACGGGATCGTAATTATCGCCAAGCCAAGATGTGCCAGCCGTGACAATTGAAACGGGGTAGTAGAAGTAATGCAACTCTACGTAATACGCAGCATCAGGCGTTGGGCCGAGGATGAGTGATAGCTCAGTGGTGATCGCTGAACTGACAATCGTTGGCCCGAACAAAGCGTAGTATTTTGGCTCGCCTGTTGCGTTCGGGCTGGGGTAAGCCTGCCGGATAAAGTTTACATCCTTGTTGAGCAAGTACTCGTACGTGCCAGTGTCTAGGTTTGCGCCGGTAACACCTGTCACCAATGCCAACGAAAACACAGACAAGAAATCGTTTGGCAAAGACACGTACTTGTTGTTGGTCGTTATGAGAGAGAACTGATTCTTGCGAAGTGCCGGGAACTGGACAGTGTTAAAAATGCGTTCTTCGGCCTGCTCCACAAACACCGGAATGTTGTCAATGAAGTCTTGGTCGAAGTTCTGCGTGTAATCGCAGATCGCATTTGTTAACTGGGTGTAGTTCACGCCATTGGTCCTCGGGCGGTGATGCCTTTAGTGGCGCAGCCATTACCCCGGGTCACTATGCCTGTGGTCTTGGTTGGCTTGTAATCGTTACTGCGGTTGTTGCCCACTGACACGTTTACATCCGCCAAATACTTGTCGTTGTTCGTTGGCGGAAGCACTGCCTTTGTTGGGGCTGGTCTGGTTTTGTACGATATGGCCATTTCTAACTCCTTAGGTTACTGAGATTGTCACTTGACCCACCGCTGTAGTCAACACCAGATTGTTTGGCGTCAGCAACTCGGTGAAGAAGCTAGCACCACCAACCGGATACCAACCCCACTGGATGTCCCGGCTACCCCCGGTATTGAACCCTGCCGTGTTTACACCAGCCTCAACATACGTTGAGTCCCTGCGGGGGTTGCGCACCGCTTGCGGGTCATCTACTGGGTACATGCCCAACTGGAGCTGTGGCTGATCCGGGTCATAGCAGGACGGGCAGACCAGCGTGTTGTTAATCTTTGTCTTAACAACTTCTTTGCGCAGGTTGGTCAGCTTAAACTGAAAACCACACCTGTCGCAAATGGCAATCGAGTTCTTGCCGGAGGAAAAACGGTTGCCCATTATCGCACCTTGCCTTTGGTAAAGCCTTTTTTGGCAATGCCGTCGCCGCGCTTAGAAGAACTTGTGCGTGATGGGCCGTGCGCTCGTGCTTTTACTGCTCCGCCTTTTCTAAAGGGGGCTTCTCCGAGGTCAACACGCACGGGTCGGGATGCGGCTCCGACAAACGCACTACCCACACGGCTGGGGAGCGTTGTTAAACCTCCTTTGTCCGAAGCAATAGTGTCTTTTGCCAGTTTGCCCAGTTTTTCAAACGTGCTCAACTTTTCGTAGTCTTTCGAACGCGGGATATTTGAGTTTTTATCCACGAGATCGTCTTTGAAATCGTAACTGTCGGTTACAACCAAACGACCTTCCGGCGTCTTCTCGTACTTAAAACGCCCCAATGTGTTTCTTGCGGCATCACCCGGTAGGGGGCTGTAGTCTCTCTTAGAGTCCATCTGTCTTAACTTGTCCGCGCCGTAATCCTTATAGTCTACGGTTTCGTCGTAGTATCCTCTACGACCTTTGCTTTTTTCAAATTCTACAATCTTCGATTGCCGTTCCCTCGAACGCGCAATAGCGTCGCGCATCTGTTGTGTTTCTTTTTTACTAAAATTTTTTTCTGTGATGGGGTCGCGGTTACCTGCAACCGTCTCGGCAAAAGTGCGCACCTGTGCGGGCAGTATAAAACTACCCTCCGCACCGGAAAACTTACGCACTTTCTTTGACTTCATGTTCCGCTTCCAATAAACATCTGGCGCGGCACGAACCGTACAGCCGCCTTTTCACGGTCCTCATCCGAAGCCAGTTGCCACGCCTCATCGTACTGCTGTTTGAGCACGCCCAGACGTTCAATGCCACCGGGCACCTTTATAGCCAAGTAGTAGGCCAGCCCAGCCACCATGCAAGGCACGAACCTGAAAGGCACATCCATGACGTTGACACCACCACCGGCATCCTGCGTACGGCGCAAACGCCAGTAAACCAGCGTGTAGGTCTGTGAGCCATCCGGCGTTGGCCAGACAGTGACCGCCGGGAGCTGTTCCAAGAACACGGCTGTGCCCGTAGTGTGAGAGGCTGCGGTGGTGTTGTTCTGAGCGCGGAAACAGTTGTTTAGGGTATTCCCTGATATGTAGCTGTAGTTGATGGTCTCGTTGTCAATTTTGATAAAACCGGAAGCTGGCAGGCCCACAGTAGAACTGAGGGTGAGTGTTGTAGCCGTAGAGGTAATGGTGCCGTTCAGCGTCAGGCCCGTAGGCGAGCTTTGTGCGTTGTACCGCTGAATCCAGATTTGGATTGGCCGCGCCTGTTGAATCTTGTTCGGAATCGTGGCGTAGGTTGATACGCTGATCCGGGTGATCGTCAGGTCTGCCTGTGTAGACGCCGTGTTAGCACCAGTGCGGATGACGTGCTCAAGCAGGTCAACGGTGTCTGACGGCAGGGCGTAAGTGTTTTGCCCCTGCACCAAAGTGATGGAGCCTTGCTCAAACGTCCACATGTTCACGCCACGGTTAGCCCAGTCCGCAAACAGCAGGTTCAGCGACCGGCGGGCAGTCCGCAAGTCGTAGCCAGTACGCATCTCGCTACCGACGCGCTCAAACGCCTCCTCGACCAGATCAGTCAGGTCAAGGTTAAAGGCTGCTGTGCCAGAGGTGGTTGCCATAGGTTACTTCTTAAAGCCTCTGAGCGTTTTAGCAAACCGGGCACGTTGGCCTAGTTTACCGGGGGCTTTGGCCGCAGCCGCCAGCTTTTTGGCTGGAATCGGCTTGCCTTCTTTAGCACCAAGCGCGGCGCGTAATGCACCGGGTTTTTTGATTGCTTCTTGGATAAATTTCTTACCAGCCATTATCTAAACCCCGCTGTTTTCTTTGCAATACGCTTGGGCTGCGCTACGAACTGTTTCCCGGCGGCTTTTCCTGCCCGCTTGGCTTTGGTCGTCGCAGCGTACTCAGCAGGGCTGAGACTTTTAATCGCAGCGCTTGGAAGGTATCGCTCACCTGTTTCAGAAGATTTTTTACCACTTTTGGTTCTCCAGTCTTGTTTGCCCCAGTCCTTTAGAGACTGTTGCGGTTTAGCCAAGCCGCCTGTTGCCATCTTCTTCTTTCCAGCGCAGTGGGCTTTCTCCGAGAACCCTTTGGGGGCATCACAGTTAATTGCCTTTTTGCGCTTGTCTGACCATTTAGTCACGGTACCCGCCGCCAGCTTTTTTGTAACGCTGCGCCACCATTTGCGCCTTACGGGCGCTCCATTGTCCTGCGCCAGTGCCCGCTGTGGCCTCTGCCTTCACGGCGTTAAAGATGCGTTTACGTAGCTCAGGCTTGGTGTAGTTGCCAGCCTCATTGACCTTGGACTTCACCTTGCCACCTTTAGCAAACAAGTCAACCTTGTTCGGATCATCCTTGCGGGTGATCTTCTTGCCCTTGGGCATTTTGCTGGGGTTGATGTCCCCCATGCCACGGCTGGCCATCATGTTTAAACTATCCGGCCTTTGGTCTTGCCTTTAACAGCAATACCATCACGACCAGAAGACGTTTTTACTGCGCCCATTTTGGTCATGCCGCCACCAGCCAGACCTTTGTGGGCCTTGGAAGCGGGTTTTGCTGCGTGTTTGGCCAATGCTGGTGGCATGCCGCCTTTTTTCATCTTGCCTACGCCGTCGCCAACAAAAGCAGGCTTGCCGTCTTTCATGGGCATAGCGCCGCCACTGGCCATCATTTTGGATTTCATCATGCCGCCACTGGCCATCATTTTTGATTTCATCATTTCTCTTGCTCCTGATAAAGGTTGTTAAACGTCTGCTCCGCATCCATGTACGAGTCATCTTGCTCCGCACAGTGAATCCACTGGTTTGGCCTGAAATCAGGCGCTCCCTGTCCAGTTTGCCAATAGGCTGGACTTGTTACCCGGACCCGGTTGTTGGGCAGCGCCACAACATTTCCAGTCCACTTACCTGCGTCCGTCAATATCAGCACATGACTCTGCTTGTGCTGTGACGGGTCTTCAGAAACATCGCTCTCTGCGTAATCTACAGTGAACAAATACCTGCCGGTGTAAAACTCCCCGCCTATCTTGCACATCCACGGAGAAGGCTTTGCACGCTCCAAGCTGATGATGGAGTGATTGTATGAGTTGCAGTCCCAAGGCTGCGACAAGTGGTTCAACATACGTTCAGGCCACACTTCCAGCGGAATATCTCCAACAAGCGCAGCAAGCGGCATCCTCGCCCACATTGCCCCACCATGTACGTTCTCACCCTCTTCGGCCTCAAGGCCAGTGAAGATTATCTGAAAACTCAAACTTCTGTCAGGAATGGTAGTGACCGCCACTGCCAACCCGTGAATAAACTCACCTTGGTACTTCTGGTGAGCATTCGTAAACTCTTTGCGCACCCAGCATTTGAAGTACGGGATGTTGCTTGTCAGATACATTACTTGCCGCCTGCGTACCAGTTAACAAGCTGAACTAAACCAGCGCCTACGACACTACTTGCTCCGCCAACCAACATCAAAACTTTCCAGCCACCGCGAGCCTCAGACAGCGTTTTGTCAATGGCTGTCAGCGTTGCCTGCATGGCCTTCATGTTCTCCAGCATCTTGTCCATGTCATCTTGCAAGTGCTTGATGTCGGACGCATGCGTAGCAAGTTCACGGGCTGTTTGGATAGCGTCTTCAGTCATGTCAGCACTTCCATCTTTTCAGAGCAGCCGCCTTGCGGGTGGGCTTACCCTTTTCGTCTTTCATTGGACCCGGCATCCCGGACATACGGGCGCAGAACGAATCCTTGCGCTTGCCGCCTTGGGGCTGGGGAGCTTTCAGGTTGCTACCCGTAGCTGCGTTGTATTTGGCACGGCCTTTGGCAGTCAAGCCCGCTCCCTTGGAGACCGGCAGCTTTTCGCCGCGACCAACCGAGAGAACTGGGCCTTTCTTTTTAGCCATAATAAATCTGCGCTCCGTCAATGGCGTCCATATAGGCGTAAATCCCATTAACTGCCAGTACGCCTTCGCCGGGAATAACAGGGGCATTTTGAAACTCGTCTGATGAGTGAGTTTCGTAAGTTAACAGCCAACGATTTGCGCCACTGACATAAAGCGCTGCCGGAGAACCTGTAATATTCCCAGTATTGATGTCTGTGATCGTAAACGCATCTGCGGTTGTTACGGTAATGCGGTAATTTCCATCAGTGGCAGCGCCACCTGAGCCACTGTCAAAGTGAATGCCAACAACAGTGCCGGTTGTTAGCCCATGCGCAGTTTTTCCAATCGTCACGGTTGTGCCGCTGCGACCATAAGTTACGCTAGAAGTGACTGGAGCTGCGGTTGTATCAAACAAAACCAAAGTTCCACTGCCGCCAAAAAACGAAACGCCTTTAACGCGAGTACGATACTTTACAAAGAAACCGCTTTGGTTTAAATGGCCTTGTTTTACATCATATTGCATTGTCATGATTAATCCTCGTTATGTTCTGCTGATGGTCGATCTAATTCGGTCAACAAAACATCCACCATTGCAATTGCACCGTTAGCCTGTTGGATAAGGTCCAGATACTTTTGCCGTTGCTCAAGTGCCTGACCCCTCAAACCCAACAGGTAGTCCCTATCCAGCGCGGCCATTAGGCGTTGAAGTTAGCGGCAGTAGCGGCCAGCAGGTAATAGTCACTACCAGCAATCTTCACGCGAAGGCCGTGCGTAATTTCGTTGACGTTGGTAATTGTGCCAGTGGCAGCCAATTTGGCAGCAGCAACAGTTACGCCCGCCAGATTCAGCAGGTAGCCGTTGGTATCGACAGTCGCTTTGCCTGTACCGTTAACCGAAGCGTAGATCAGCGAAGTTGCTGTGCCGGTAGAAGCGCCAGTATCAGCGTTCAACTCGATTTCAACAGGGGAGTAGGTACCGGAAGAAGTACCAGCAGAAAGGGTCAACTCAGCAACAAAGGCTGAACCCAGACCAGTCGTGCGACCAGTAGCACCGTAAGTGACTTGGGCTTTCAGAGCGTTAGAGAACGAACCCAGAGCAACGTTAGTGCCCATCTCGAACAAGGTGCGTCCGCCTGTGCCGCCAACGCCCGTCATCGTGACGGCGGTCGTGCTTGCATTGAAGGCGGATGCTCCAGTGGAAGAATTGGAAATCGTGGTGATAAAGCCGTTTTGCGAAGCAACTGGGCCGGAGAATGTGGTCAATGCCATGATATGGTCCTTACATGCAAGTTAGGCGTATCAGTCTGCATGTCGTCAGCCGGGACTGTCTGATACACCGGAAAGCCCGGAATAGCTGCAATATACACCAAAAGAAAAGGGGGCACAAGGCCCCCTTTTCTCATTTACCCTTACGCGCCGGGTGATCCGAAGATACCCAGTGGGTCAGAGAAGCCGAAGCTGTAACGCTCGCGGGCTTTGTAACGCACGTTGCCGGTGTCGAAGTCACCATCCATCGATGTTGTCATCGCAGCACGCTCGAAGTGCTTCAAACCGTTAGGAACGTCTGTGGTCAGGAACCAAGCATTCGGATCGGTCAGATAGTGGTTGACGGTGTAACCAGCAGAGATGGTGCCCATTGACTTCAACGCATTGATGTCGTTGTCAGCGGTAGCAACTCGCAGTTCGGTGTCCAGCAAACGCTTTGCCACGAACATCAAAGATGGTGGGATCACCAGTTTGACAGGCTTGGAAGCGATCAACAGACCACGCTCGTCCACCCAAGCAGCGATCTGAATGGTTGCGGCTTCCAAAGAAGTCTCATTCAAATCAGAGGGTGTGGATGGGGTGTTGTTGTTTACGCCACCACCAACCAGCGGATGGCCGACCAAAACGGCAGAGGCGTTGTAACCGAACAGAGACACGCCGTCACCGCCAAGAGCGGTGCCAGAGAAACCTGTGTTCAGAACCGCAGCGGCCTTAACCTGCTTGGTGTAAGCCATACCGCGAGCCAGAGCCTTGGTGTAGCGGGCAGACAGACTGTCGTACAGGTTGTCTTCCACTGCTTCTTCAGTGATGGAGAAGCCCAGAGCAATGGTCTCGTGGGTGTAGCGTGCAGTAAAGGCTTCCTGCGCGTTGTCGAAAGCGATGGACGAACCCTCGTTTTTAACAGGTGCAGCGCCGAAACCGGACAGCTTGGTCTCTTCTTCGAACGAACGCTCAGAAGATTCTGTTTCGTACAGTTCTTTGTGCTCTTCGCCGTAGCGAGCGTACTCCAAACCAAACAGTGCGTTCAAACCCGGGAGGAGTTCTTTAAGTAGTTGTGCGCGTGAAATTGCCATGATTTAACTCCTTACAGGCCGACGTTGTTTAAATACGAGTGGGCACTGGGGTTGAATTTAACCAACACATCAGTGAACGCGTCGCCAATTTCCGAGAAGCCTTCCAGCTCAACAAAGCCCACAATACGGAAAGCCGCAGCAGTTGTGACCACGGAGGCATCCAAAGCGCTGGTCGAGTTACCTGTACGGGTAGAACCTGTAGAAGTGGACTGTACAGCGGCAAAGAAGGTGTTAGTGCCCAAAACTGATTGAGTGCCAGAACCATCTAGCTGTGCTTGGAACGCAACGCTTGGGTCAGTAATAACCTTAGCCGTAACCACGCCGGTTGTGCCGGAGGGGTAGAACTGCGAGTTAATCACCTGACCTTGTGCATTGACAAATTCGCAACCGACGAAAACGCCGATTGCACCGATGCCGTTGCCGCCAAGGTTGTTAGTCGTAATGTCGGCACCAGTGGCGGTGGAAAGGGCTAGATAGCCGTCTGAACCAATAATGACTACCTGACCATAGAAAATATTGGTGGCCTCGCCAGCAGGGTCAATCAGAAAAGTCTGAGTTGCACCTGCATAGGGCATGCCATCAATACGGTTAATGGGACGTAGCCCATAGGGGGAAGCTGTAGCTGCCATTTAATGACTCCTAAAATTATGTACCAGAACCGAAAGTGACTTTCGACTTCTTATCGACGATCATCGCCATATTAGATCGAGCGTCCCTTTCACGGAGGAAAGTGTTGTCTACTGATTCCATCTGCAATTTGTTCTTTTGATCGTGCTGTTGCATGCGCGATACCAAGATTTCAGACGGGATGCGGCAGAGCAACAAACCACCCACTTCAATCGCTCCTTTGAAACGACCTTCAGTAGCAGCGTGCATCATGAGCTCAGGATAATCGTCACCTTTGCAGGGCTCGTATCCTTCGCGCAACTTCGACGAAATGTTGCCCGGATCAGCTACACCCATAGTGCTTGTACGTACCCAACGGTGCGTCCAACCGGGCCGTGGTTCAGGTGATGGCAGAGTTTCAGGTGCACGCCAAACCATTGGGCGTTGCATTTCTACTCTGGTCTCAGAATCACGGCTCTTGCGGTTTATAGTTAGCTGTTCCATCATGCATTCCCTCTAAGTAAAGCAACCTGTTTTGCGTATTCTTCTACGGGCACCCCAATACGGCGAGCTATCGCCACTTCGGATGCCTTTAACCGAACACGGTTAGGCGGTGTGCTCCGGGTGGCAGGTGCCACAACGGAACTTGGCTTTGTTGCACGGCGCGGGGTTTCATCCTCGTAAGCCGGTTCTGACCTCTTTCTAGGAGGCGGGTCATATTCTTCCTCGTCGCTCTGGGCATCTTCAAAATGCTCAGGAAATCTTTTACGCATGGTGCTGTCGATTTTTTTGAAATACTCGGCAGTGCCAATATATTCAGGACCATACTCGCGTTGTAATTTCTTGTCAAGCCCCAGTGCGGCAGACGTCATTTCTTCGTCTACACCCCACCAGTCACTGTTGTTTTCTATCCAGCGCTGTGTTCGTGGGTTGGTTTTCGGCGCGGTTTCAGCCGGGGCTTTAAACTCTCGCTCCTCCACCTCAATAGGCTTCATACCAGACGCACGCTCTATTTTGAGCGTCGCCCGGGTGATCTCCGCCTGCGCGTCGGCCAACTCGTCCGGGTCCGCAGCGTCGTAGGCTTCTTTGTACTTCCGCTTGGCGGCAACCAGCTCAGCGGCTGCTGCTTCCTGTGAAGTCTCAATATAAGCCTTACTGCCGGTAGCAAGCTGTTGTTGAAGCTTCTTGTTCTCCTCAAGAATCTGCCGGGCGTACGTCTCAGCTGCTTCCCGCTCTCGCAGGGCTTCTTCTTTGGCGCGTCGCTCGTCGTGATATCCACGGGTGAACTTCTTGATACGGGCTTGGACTTTCTCGTCATAGGTGGCGAGTTCGTCGTCTGTGGGGTCCTCCACCGGCTCCTTCATGGGCTTGCGACCACGATCTTCTTCGGGGGTATCGTCCTCAATCTCTATATCAAGCTTGTTGTCTTCAGCAGCAGCCTTCGTCTTTTTAGTTTCCTTTTCATCAGGAAACTCATAGTCATCACCAAACTTTGTTGCCATGATTTACTCCTTAAGCAGCGCGGGAAATTCCACGCGGGTCTTCCACAACTGCTTCAACCGAGTCATCGTTGATGATCCGGAATTCACGGCCATGAATTTTCAGGCGAGTTCCTGAATTTGGTCGGACGATGACGAAGTCACCTTCCTTGCACGACGGCCCACTGGGGAACCGGGTTGTATCTTTATAGCAGTCAGGCCCAAGCTTGACGACAAACAGTACCGGGGTAAGTATCTCTTCATACATCATGGATTGGCTGGACTTCACGATGCCCGCTTCACTATCAGCGTACGCCTCCATAGCTTCGGGGACTACGCAGAGCATCATGAACCTCTTCGGATCAGGCAGTTGCTTCGCCTTCTCTTCAGCTGGCTGGTTCAAAATACCCGAAAGGTCTACCGCAGCTACATCAAAATCAGTCATCACTCATCTCCGATCTTTGCACGAGGTCTTTAATTATGGATTCTGCATGGGTCAGACCCCGGATAACCCCGCAGACATGACGATACTCGTCAAAACTTTTTGCACCACCGTTTGATAGGTGGGATACCTGATCGTCCCGGAGCTTGTTAATCTCCCTGACTGTGACGGATAAGAGTGCGTGATCGCTCAATTTTTATCCTTTCTTGTAGACCTAGTGTCATACTGGCGCTGCTGCATGGACATTTGAGCGCGATGTTTGGCAGCGTCAATCCCCATGCGAGCACCTTCTGACTCCATCTGCTGTTTGAGTTTGTCTCGCGCAGCGGCTGCTGTGGCCCCCACCTGCATGGCGGCGATTTCTTTCTGAGACTCAATCCGAGCTCTTTCAATTTCAAGTTGATCGGCCTTGGCTGCTGCCTCGGTCTGCATCTTCTGCTGCTTGAGCTGAAGCTCGCCCTGCTTGATCTGGAGTTCTTGCATCTGCATCTGAACAATCGGGTCCTGCATCTGCTGCTGGGCCTGCTGTTGTTTGGCCTCCTGCTGGTCACGCTGCAACAAAATGGCAGACGCCTTGGCAGACATCATGGCGATCTGATCGGCCATCTCCGGCGAGATTTCTTTGTTGGCCTCTTCACCCGGCAACGGTGTGCCCAGCTGCATCTCAACCTGCTTGCGGTATTCAAACGCAATGTGCTCGTTGATGTGCGCCATCGCCGCAGCTTGGATGGCCTGCGCTTGCGGGTTCATCTGCATCAGCTGCATGATCTTCGGGTTCTGCATCGCGGCCATGTGCACCTGAATGTGCGCCTCATGGTTCTGCTGAATGAACGCTTTGACGGGCTTGCCAATCAGCAAGTTCTGGTTCTCCTGCACTGGATCAACAGGCACCGCATCATCTTCAATTGGCACAAGCTTGCTCGCGTTTTTGATTCCAAGAATCTCAATCATCTGGCGGTGCAACACAGGCAGGTTGTACAGCTGCGGCGCTGTCTGTGCAAGCTGGAGAACAGCCTGATACTGCACAATCTTCTGCGCCATCGTGGCAGCGTTCGGATCAGACACAGGGATCACATCCACCAAGTCGTAGTCTTCCTTACGGGCGGAGCGACGCGCATCCACCGGCTCGTAGTCGTAGTTCTCGGGGCAGTAATCAGCGATGATCCCCTTGAGCAGCTTGAACTCCTGCTTCATGGCAAAGTGCAAGCGGGACTGAACAGCCGTCATCACCTTGAGCGTGCGCTCCAGAATTGCCAGCGTGGTGCCAACCGGAGCTTGCGAGCCCATGTCGCTGACCTTCATATCACCAGAGGAGGCGAACGCCCGACCCTCTTGGACGATGTTCTGGAACAGTGAATACAGAACCTGACTTGGTTCCTTGTACGGCAAGGGCAAGATGTTGTCGCGGATCGAACCGCTCGGCACATCTACGTCTCGGAACTCGCCGGGGGCAATCGGTGTGTCATCACCTTTAATGCGAAGCCCGCGTGACTTAAGTCCTCCGGGCAGATTCGACAGAGTGCCCGCATCAACCAGTTGACGGATGAGCATGGTAGCGGACTTAGCGTAACCTCCAATGAGATGGATAAGACCGTATCCGTAGAACCCAAATCCGGGGATGTACTGGTAATGTACAAAGTGCTGTCGCTTGAGGTGGAGTTTGTCTTCTTCATACCAATTCCTCCGGATGGCCAAGATTTTGTTGGTGCCCTTCTCAACCGTAATCACGTACGGCAGAGCGATGCCCGTCTCTTCGCCTTTTTTGTTCTTGTGCTCAAACCCTTTGAGGTCCAAGTCCACGTTCATCTCCAGCAGGCGGAACCTGTCATCGTGCAGCGCGGACAGACCCATCTCCTCGGCCTTCTGCTTCTCAATGTCGTCCAGCTGGTGCGTCGGCTCGCCGATATCTACGTCCATGTAGAACCCGGCGTCCATGAGCTTGATGATCTCGTTCTTGGTCTTACGCATGACGTGCGTAACTCGCTCCGCGCCTTCTAAGCTCGACGCGCCGTAGGGCACCACGATATCTTCAGCGGGAATAAACACAGCGACTTGGCGACCCTTCGATGGGTCGAAGTACACCTTCTTGAACGCGCTGCCCGTGATAGGCAAGGACCACAACATCTTCTCGTGCTCTGGCCGGTACTCAGTCATCACCTCGGTGAGCTGGTAGTTCATGTCTTCACGAACCCGCGCAGCAGCTTCCTCGCGCATGCGGTCAACAGCGCCAACAATCTGGGTCTTCACCGGGCCTTGTGCCGGGAACGTCTCCATCATCGCCTCTGACTGGAACCGAACAACTGACTCAGTCAGCATGGGATGGAACACACCGCAGGCCCCGTTCCAAGGCTCTGTGCGCTCTTCATACTTCAAGCCCAGCAACTTCAGACCATCAACGTAGGTCTGCATCCAATCTTTACGATCCCCAATGTCTTTGTCAAAGTCCTCGACCAATTCAGCGCCGAGTGAGTCAAGCGCATTCGCGTCCATGTACTCGGCCAAGTTGGCATCAAACGTATCCGCAGTTTCTTTGGCGGGCAGGAGATCAATCTCAAGACCGCCCATGCCAATACTCACTGACTCCGGGTCTTCGATCTCAATTTCAATCTCCGGCGCGGTATTGTCGATCTGGTCAAGACCTTCGGGCGCGGCGTATAAACCTTTGCTGACTGCCATATTCGTTCCTTAAACTGTATAAAAACGTTCGCGCTTATGACTTTTGAACCAATGAATCTCTTCTGGTTCGTCGATGGGTAGACGGAAGAATCCGCCCTGCCTAAACCTCATCAGCGCAAGTGTGGTCGCATCAACCAAGTCATCATGCTCACCTGACGGGAACGCTGCGACTTCATCAACCAATTCTTCGGCCCAGCGCGTTCTGGGCACCCATACCTTGCCAGACGCGATTATGTCCGACACGGAGTTCAAACGGGCAATTTTGTCTTGGCCCCTGCTCGGCGTGTATTCCTGCACCGGAATCCCCATAGCCCGCAAGTCGTAGATCAGCGGTGCACCCGACGCCTTCTTCTCCACAATCAGGGCGTCCGGCTCGTAGTCGTTGTACTCTTTGAGCACATCTCTTTTAAGCTCCGGGAACTCAACCCGCCTCTTATAAGTGTTCAACAGGATGATATTCGGCCTATTACCATCCTTGGGATTGTCGAAAACCCCCCACGTCGTGCTGGCGGAATAGTCAGCCCGCTGAGTCTTTTCAAACGCCGTATCCCAGCTCTGCAAGATAAAGTCACAGTGCGGCGGTTCCTCTTCTTCCCACCACTGCCACCAGTCGCGCTTGATAATCGCCGCCTCATTACCCACCGGGTTCTGTTGATACTGTGCCTGCCACTTGGAGTTGGGCAACTCCTCCTGCAACGCCGACAACTCTTCCAACGACCAGAACTCTGGCCATAGGGGTAAACCCGAGGGCATGATGGCCGGGAACTCAATGACCTCCCACTGCTCTCCACCCCGCCCGGCAGCAGCTTTGAGCACCTGACCCGTCAAATCGCGCTGCGCCCACCGGGTCATCACGATCACAATGGCTCCCCCCGGCTGCAACCGCTGTCGCGGGCCTGACGTGTACCACTCGTACACCTTGTCGAACACATCCGGGTTGGACGCGGCGAGCGCAGCCTCCTGTTCAGAGTGCGGATCGTCAATAATCAGCAGGTCAGCGCCCTTACCGGTCACCGTACCGCCCACACCAATCGCAAAATAGTCGCCGCCCTTGCTGGTATTCCACCGGCCAGCCGCTTTTGAGTCCGCCCGGAGCTCCAAAGCCGGAAAAAGCTGCTTGTAAGCCTCAGAATCCACCAAATTCCGCACCTTTCGGCCAAAACCCGTGGCCAATTCAGCCGTATTGGAGCTCTGGATCACCTTTTTGTTCGGAAATCTGCCCAGAAACCACGCTGGCAGCAGATATGAGGCAAATTCTGACTTGGTATGCCGGGGTGGCATGTTGATAATCAGCCTTTTACACTCCCCGGAGGCCACTCGCTCGAACGCTTTGGCCATGATCTTGTGGTGACGCCCGCCAATGAAGTCCGGCCACGCCTTTTCCACGAAGCCCATGTACGTGGTGCGGGCCAACTCCTTCTCCAGCATCTTTTCGCGACGCTCTAAGTCGTCCAAGATCAGCATTTTCTTGGCGTCGGGCAACTTGTCGAGCTGACTCAAGAGAAGTTTCATCTCCTCGTCGAGTGCCATCGCGGGCTGCTCAGGTCTCATGAGGCTTTTCCTGCTCGGCGGGCTCAACTTCCTCGACCATAGGCACCTTGAGTCCCAACTCCTCGTCGATGTCGATGTCAATCGGACTGGTATTCGCACCATGTGCAAGCAGCATCTTGCGGACTTTGTCCTTGATGGCCTGATCAAGATCGGCAACTGAGCCGTAGTTGATCGTGATCTCGGTCTTCTCCGTGAAGAGGCCCACGTCGCTGATCTTGCCCAGCATCTCCGTGGCCTTGATCTCAATACGCGGATCGCCGCACATAGACAAATCCAACAGCTTGTTGGTGATCACCATCCGCAGCTCAGATACATCGGCCACCGTATGGGCGTTGTACTCGTTGAGCATCGTACGGATTCTCTCCGCGACGTTGCCTTCATATAGCTTGGGTGGATTGACGGGCGTGTCCTCGGCCAGCGGATATTTCCTCGGCCTGCCGGGCTTGCGCTTGGCCGGTGCCTCGGGAGACATTGCTTCTTCAAACTGCTGCTTTGCCTTCTGGGCAAACGCTTGAAATACCTCGTCGGCAACGGCCTGATCGTCGGTATCTTGCTCGTCTGGGGGAGTAGTGAAACCCGAGTCTTCTAATAAGCTGTGCCCGCTGTGCTCACGCAGTCCTTCTAGGAGCGCAGCAGTGTCGCCCGCTATCTGCATGTTCTCACGCAAAGTCGTTGCTGCCTCCGGAACTAGATCGGTGGGAAGCGGCGTCAGCTTATCGGGTTCAATGTGTAGAGTCATGGAGGAAAAGTGGGGCACTCCAGTAATGCGCGGACTATAACATAAAAAATATATTACCCCCCTATAAATTTTTGGGACTCCTGCCCGGGGGGTGTTTTCCAACTCTTCTTCTTAGCTGCGCCCGCCAGAAAAGAGAAGGGGGGAGGGGGGTCAACGTATGCACCCACATTCACATAATCGTTCGTGCGAAACACTATGTATGTATGGCAGGGGGACCCAATCGTATATTTGGGTGGTGGGGGTCGAGGCGGGCGCGGCTCCCCGATTTCTGATGCCTATGCCCTACACGCGTTATCCATCGTTAACGGCTCTATGTGCTTAAAGAAAGCCGAAATTTTTTTAGGGCTCTTGTCATTCTATGCTCTGACATACGACATATCGACATGCTGTCGGTTTGTCGGTCGTTACCCGCTGTGGGGATTTCCCCCAAATCCTATGGGTTTGCTATAGTGAATACATGGACAGACGGGTAGTGCCTCTGTCCTGACGGGCGCGGCTTCCTGCTGTTCCGGTCGGCAATATTGCCGCCTCTTTTTATTGGGAGTAAACACTATGTCAAAAGCAATTCTCGCGGCTCCTGCCGCTATCGTGCCCGCTGAGTCGAATGTTCCGTCTACGCTCTGCGGTCGTTCATGGGTCGATGTCGAAGCGTCCATTAAGGATATCGGCTTCAAGACCCAGAGGGTCGAAGCTAGTATGTCCGACCTGACTGCCGACCGTGATGTTCTGGACGCTAACCTTCTGGGTTGGGTTGTCCAGACTTTCGCGGATGGTAAGTTTGTGAAGTTCGCGGACGATCACGAAAAGTCGCCCGGTAAGTTGATGCCGATTCCATACGTTGAGTTCACGAAAGTTCGTGAAATTTATGTTGGCGCGGCTTTTGATGCGGGTTCGGCTACGCTGGACGCGGCCGCAAAAGTCTGGGAGCGTGCTATCGGGCGGTTACTTCCCCTTGGTTTTGTCTGGCCTGTTGCAGAGAATAAAGACGCGGTTCGTATTGCCGCTAAGCGGGCTGAAGAAGTCAAGAAGTACGAAGCTAAGACTGACGGCATGTTGCTTGAAGAAAAAGCGGCTCTCACTGCAAAGGGTGACAGTAAGAGCTACAAAGCGGCAATGGCCATTGCCAAAGAATTGGAGCGGCGCGAAAAGCCTGTGACCGAAGCCATTGTGAAAGACTGCGCGGCTCTGCGCGATAAGCTGATTGCTCGGGCCAAGGAAGTGGCGAAGCTCGGGACTGATGATTCAGTCGAGTTGCTGACAGCGGCGCTTAACGCGTTGTCAGAGTAAGTCGGGCGGGGCG